ATGGTGAGGTTGTCAAGGCTGATACATGGTATAGACTGGAAAACGGTGAGTTAGTAGAAGTTGATTAACGGAACAAATATGAATGAAGTTATAAAGCTATATAACGATGATGGATGCGTTCTTAAAGAGGCGTCTAGCAATGACTATGAATCATGGAGTTCAGCAAGAACACTTGGTCCTACGGAAAGAAGGGAACAATACAGAAACCTAGAAACATATAATATAAATATGAATAAAGAAAATATTGATAATCAAGTTTCGGAGATGTTAGAATATACTGCAATTCTAACAAATGAAATCATTGAGGAAGCTAAAAACTACACCCATGAAGAGGAGCGTATGTTTATAAGAGGTGCAGCATGGATGCTTTATAGGCTTGTAAAAAATAGAGGACAGCGTCATGTTTATGTTCCTCACGATATGAGTCTTGATGAAGCAATACAACATTGTGAAGAAGTATTACCATTAGCAGAAACTTCTCAATGTGCTAGAGAACATATACAACTAAAAGAATGGTTAATAGAGTTAAGAAATTATAGAAATAACAACAAAAAATAATCATTATGCAATACAATAGAGATTACGTTGGTAGCTCAAGCTACGCCTCATGTACATCGAATGATTCCACAAGTATATATTATGGATATAAAGAAACGCCTATTACAAAAGAAGGCTATAATTGAATTGGTATGAAAGAAATAATAGATGAACAAATGGTTATGGATGAAAAAGCAGGTATGTTATGACCTTTGTAAACGTGCCGGAATACCGTTCAAAGCCTTTTTCAACCATGCCTTTGAAAGTAATATTACATTAAGGTTTATAAAAGAAAACTATCCCGATGTAATATGGAGGCGTGATTATAAATTTGGGTTCATACAAAATATATGGAAAAACCACAAATCCATCCTTCCTACTGTACAAATAGCTTATTGTTGCAAGGATTATAAGCACAATCCTAAATATGCGGATGCGTGCAGTATTACGGGAGTAAGGAAAGCTGAAAGTAGGAGTAGAAGTACCAGGACGGCATTTGAAGCGAAAAACAAAACGACTTTAAAGAAAAACAAAGAATTGTTTGATTCCTATTTTGAAGAACATTGTCAGTCTATTGGTGCCACTTCCATCATACAATTAAAGCCTATTATAGATTGGACGGATAAGGATGTATGGGATTATATCCATAAATATTCATTACCTATAAATCCCGAATATGATTATCGCAAAAGAGTTGGATGTATTGTTTGTCCGAAAGCAAATTTCAATAGCAATTACATAGGACTTATAAAATATCCAAAACTTATTGACACCTTTATTTCTGCAAGAGAAATGAGGAATGACGTTGATTGGTTTATTAATATTGATAAAACTGATTATTTCAATGATAAATGTTATTATATATGTCGGTGGTTAAATCATTCCTTCATGCCGTTCACAAAGAAGCAGGAAGAAAGGTATAAACAGGTAAGAGAAATATATGATAAATTACATAACAAATAATTGTGGCTATCATAGGAATAGACTTTGACGGAACGGTCGTGACACACGACTTTCCCAAAATCGGCAAGGACATAGGTGCCGTGCCTGTATTGAGAAAATTGGTTGATAACGGACACAAACTTATCCTTTTCACCATGAGAAGTGATATTGATGAGGTGACTTCCGATGATTACAACATACACAAACAGTGAGGAAAATATTTGTCGGAAGCCGTAAAATGGTTTACGGACAACAATATACCCCTGTTCGGTATAAACGAGAATCCTGAACAGCATACATGGACACTATCGCCCAAACCTTATTGTCACATATACATTGATAATGCGGCATTGGGATGTCCGTTGAAATATGATGTAAACCTGTCAAACAGAGGGTTTGTAAACTAGAATAGAGTGGAATCACTTTTAATAAAAAGGGAATTGATATGAACAATTTTAAATTATATATCGCCCGTGACGAAGGCAAATGGGATAAAGGTGTACAAACAACAGGAGAACTGAACCTATTTTATGATACCCCGCAACTTCTGTTTGACGTGAAGGACTGGACATCGTACTGGGGTAATGCTCGTAAGATAGCGAATATTCCCTCTTACATGTATCCGCAAGTCAAGGATAAGGAGTGTTATGTTTTCAACAATCTTGAATTATACCAAAGTTTTAACTGATAATAGAGAGGATAGGCAGTTAGCCTATCTTCTCTTTTCGTATTTTCTTTTCATTTTCCTTCTTTCTACCCGTGATATACCCATGCTTTGAGCAATACCGAACAGGATTTCCTTTTCCGAATCGTTAAGCATATCATATACTTCTTCTTTGCTTTTTCCGCTAATCATAGCCATAAAAATCTTTTTCATAATGATTTATTTTAGTTTTTTCTTACAACAATCGCAAATCTCGTCTTTTATAGGTTTTGTAAATAAAGCACCTACATATCCTGCAAGGTATCCGGCTTCTTCTGATGAAGGCTTTATGCCGTAATAGTCAATTATATGACCAATCATGTGTTGTTTTTCATGCTCCAGTGTATTCATAAATTCTTCATCAGACGTACTATGACTGATAATAATTACAGTACACTTGTCGTTTGAATACGTTACACCGTAATTGTATTTTTCAGTCTTTATCTTATCCGTTATCCTGTTCAACAAATGAAAAGGACAGCCAATGTATTCCAGTCTGTACATCGCTCTTAAATAAGAGTATTTATCCACAGAATAGAACACATCAACCGTCCAGTCATATTCCTCAATGTATAGTCTTTGTCGTACCATAGCAATCAGATATAATCCTCCCAAGAGAAAGGTGTTCCACAGGCTATACACTTTGCGTAATACTCGTCAAGAGCACGGGTAGGGCTTCCGTCAACATCGTCAAGATAGTCTTTTACAAACATACAGGCATATTGCTCATTGACTATGGATGAACCCATATAGTCGGCACGTACCATATTCAATACATAAACCTTGTTGTATTCCACATCATTCTTCAACTCAACATTGAATTGCTTCATCAATGCTTCCACTTGATCCTTATCATACGGGTGTATTTTGTTACCGTTCCTGTCTTTCATTTTAGAAACGGCATATTCACACAATTTCTTTGAGAAATTCCATCCATGTTCTGCAAGATATTTTTCCATTCCCGAAGGAAGTTTCTCATATACATCTAATCTCGTTCTTTCCATAGCTTTTGTTTTTAAAAAGATAGCCCGTAGCAAACCACTACGGGCTTAAACCAATTTAATTAGCGTCTACGTCTGGCGTAAGGACCAGTACCTTTGACTCCGCGTCTTTCTCCGTACTCATCATCATCATCCCAAATACGCCCATCATCGTCCATTCTTCTACGCATTCCACGCTCACCGTAACGTCCATCCATTTCCTCCATAGCGTCACGATAGCCTTCTTTATACGCTTTTTCTAATTCCCGGTCCATATCTTCACCTTCAAAGCTACGGCCCATTCCATATACTTTCCAACCCATAGTGTTTATTTTTTATTGTTGTTATTATTATTGTTTGTATGTTGCACGTCAGGCAATTTGATACCAGAAGCAGCAAGTTGTGCAAGTATATCCTTTATCTGTGACAATTCACCTTTAAGTTCCTTCATCTCCTTGTCCTGCTGTGCCTTTTCGGCAAATGCAGGATTCAACGCTGTAAGCATCTCATCGCAGCTTTTGATTACTTTCTGATGGTATTCCACAGATTCCACAACCCTTACACTACTTATTTTCATTGCTTCTATCTCTGCATTGATGGCATCCTTGCTTTCCGATACAACCACATTTCCGCCTACTTGGGAAAAGTCTGCTATACTAAGATTGGCTGGCAACTTTTGAAAATCAAGAGTATCATCTCCAACCTTAACTTTCACATCCACAACCATTTCATTTTGCGGAAGAGGATATGCTGTATATCCGTTCTGATATTTAGGAACAGGATTTGAAACACTTACCACAGTGCCCACATCACATCTTGGGTTTTCCCCTTTATGCAATATGAAAAACTGCTGTCCTTGTCGTATTGATTGAAACATACTTATTCTAACTTTTTAATATCATTTTACAGTGCTTCTAGCCTGTGCGGCAGTAGCAGGTGCAACGATATGATTAACTACTTGAAATATCCCATTACATTTGTCGTAATAGACAAAGTATTTATTTCCTTGTGAAATCTCACTTGATGGCATTTGATCTCCAGAACCGTTTACCAAAGGAACTTTACTTGTCGTGGTTGACGGAGTGTTTGTCAATGTAGTAGCCACAGAAACAAGGTAAGCGTCAGATCCGGCAGCAGGAACATGGTTTACACTCAGAAGTAAGATACCTTGATTAGGTAATCGTCTGAACAGACATGGACTAATACCGTATATAACTTCGGAATTTGTTGTATCTGTTGTAACAGAAGAAGTTCTTATAAAAGGTATCCCTCCAAAGTCTAGCCTATGTACTCCTCTGAAACGGTTAGCAGTATAGCCAGCCATATAAGGATTAAAAAAATAACTCATAACTTTTCCCTTTCTTTAAAATTTTATTATATTTGCATCGGGATAGATAGGAGTAATTAACCTATCGAAAAGGGTTCGCTAACGCCCTTCCCTCCTTTTTCTATGTTAGCATCACTAAAACTAGTTAGCAATGACAAACAAAGATTTCATTAAGAGCATCTCCTTGGAGGGAGAAATTTGGAAGGACGTAATCGGATATGAAGGATTATATATGGTTTCCTCATTTGGACGAGTTATTTCATTAGAGAGACAAGTGCCAAATGGAAAATCATATAGAACACTTCCTTTTACTATTAAAAAACCAAATATCATCAATGATAGAGTTAATTATAAACGATATGAATACCATTTATATAAAGGTAAAAGAGAAAGAAAAGCAATAACTGCACATAGAATTGTTGCTACTGCATTTATTCCTAATCCTAATAATTATCCTTCAATAGACCATATAGATGGAAATCCGTTTAATAATCATATCTCTAATTTAAGATGGTGTACTAACTCTATGAACATGAATAATCCTATAACAAAGAAAAGAATTTCATTAGCTAAAAAGGGAAAATTAAATAATTCTAAGAGTATTCCAGTAGTTCAATTAAAAGATAATGAATTAATCCAAATTTATCCTTCTGCTATGGAAGCTAAGAGAAAAGGATATATTTTATCTTCTGTTTTAGAATGCTGTAAAAGCAAATTGAAACACCATAAAGGATATAAATGGATGTTTTTATCCGATTACGAAGCCCAATTCAATAAGTCAAAGAACTCTTAACTAAACTTTAGCAATTGCAACCACAGTTGTCACCAGCAGCATAACCTGCACCAAAACCAGCCATGAACGGATAACCTCCATAGCAGCAATTAGGATTTGGCACAAAGTATGCTGGAACAGGGGCGGGTGCTCTAAGCTGTCCAACGATATTAGCGGTCTGTGCCTGCTGAGAAGCAGCTAAAGCTAAATTGCTATTTTCCTGTCTCAGAGCATCAATCTTGTTTTGCATTTCACGCATTTCAAGCTGACAGAACTTGTCATTGATGATTGCGCTTTGAGCATCAATCTTAGCAGATATGATGTTGAACTGAGTGTTTGCATTGCTAGTCAGAGTGTTGGTCTGCTCTACAGTAGCCAATCGGCTATCGCATCCTTGACGTTCGATAGCGGTACGGATATCACAGCAGCAAGAAGCAAGCTGAGAACCTATAGCTGCGCTATTGGACTGAATTGAATTGATGATCTGTTGAGAAGAAAGACCTACCTGATTACCAACTTGCTGAATCTGTCCTTGAATCTGGCAGATAGCATTTTGCAACTGTTGAGTAGAGCAACTCAAAGAGCTAGCCAACTGGTTGATAGCTGTTCCGTTTCCTTGAATAGCATTCATCAACAATTCACGTCCTGCTTCATTGTTCAATTGAGCAGGGATTCCGTTTGCTCCATTGCCAAACCCGTTACCGAATCCGTTACCACCCCACAGGAAGAAGAGCAGGATAATCCAGATCCAATAACAACCAGCGCCACCCCAAGCGTCTTGATTTTTGTTTCCATTCATCAAGGCAGCTACAAGATTGGGGTCTAATCCTTTATTCTGCAACAGTGCAGGAATCATTGACATAATACCTGCGCTTTCTCCAGCGGCAGGATTGTCGAACATAAAAATTTTGTCTGAACCCATAATATTGTAATTTAATGTGTGTGTATTATAACTCCCGTAAAGACTGTGCACTCATCTTTACGAAAGTAAATTTACAACATGGGTGGTCTAAACAAAAATAAAAATTTCGTAGTATAACTTATTGTGTTTCAGATAGTTTAAACTTGTTAAAATAAGTTATTTGCTTGTGAGTTGTTTTTCCTATTCGTATATTAGCGCAATAATTTTAAAATAGAGGAATTGAAGATGAAAGAATTAAAAAAATGGAATAATAATCCAATAAAGATTACGTATTTAATACCTAGTGGAAACAAGTACGCTTATATAAAATTAGGTGACACTGTTGATCTGACGAACGGAACATATAAAATAACCGCTTTGGATAATGAAGAAAACATTTTCCAAGCGGTTAATATGGAGAATAAAGATGATTGTGTTACAATGTATGCGTATGAGGTTGTCTAGTTTTTAGTCTTGTATTTACCCCTTGACTTCTTTGGACGTATAAGCCCGTTGTTTTTAAGAGCATCCAATGTTTCTTTCAAATAAACGGGTTTTGTCATTCCTTGTACTCTCACGGGAGATAATAACGGTTGTACGGGATGAAACTTAGTGCCTTTGTATGTAAGCCTTGCAAACTCGGTGTCACTCACATCAAGATACTTTATGGCATTTTCTCTATCAAAATAAGACGGTATGATAGTTGATCTGTTTATTGCGTCAGTAAGGAAGTTGAACTGTTCCGCATCAACATTCGAGTTTCCGCTTTTCAATGCTAGAGATATTCCGTCAAGTAAAGAGGCTAATATCGTGCTGTAATTCATTCCCATGTCCTACTCAATAGATGATATGTTTGCTGTTCCCGTAACACTTACCTTGCTTCCCGGTGTGACTGAAAAATATTCCACCGTTCCTGCCGGGAGAAGCATTCCTGTTGGTGATATTCTGCTTGATCTGCTTTTCGTTTCCTGTACCAATGAGATACGGCATCCATCCGATGTGGCTACCCTTATAAGGTTTGACAATGCTATGTATTCCTTGTCGGTTACATCTTCCGATGCTGATATTCTTGCAGCTACTAAACCTTTTAACGCTTCATCCTTTGAAGCGTTTTTGGTGGAGAAATACCCACCTATCTGTTGTTTATCATTGTTTTCCATATCCTTTCAAGTAAGATTGTTTCACACTTTCGGCAAACTCGTTCAGTTTTACATAATCCGGGTCAAGTTTGTTTAAAATACCTTTTCTGAGAGCCGCTTCTTCCTCTCCGTTTGGAAATTCATCCTTTATGGCGGCATCTACCGTTTTGTCGTATGATACAGGGTTCTTTACACGCTGTACATCGGCTTTCCACTTTTTGACGAACTTTTCCTGTACAATATTTCCCATATCGTCCGTTTCGGGTTCGTCAACTTGTTCAATGTTTAAATGAACATTGCTATATCCAGTGCCTAAATCAAAGATAAAGGCAGGCTTCTCGTCAAAAATCAAACCTCTTTCCATATTTTAAACATCTAATGTTCCGTCAAAATAATAGCCCCTATTGAATTTTATGACAACATCCTCCAATGGTAAAAGGCTTTTGTCTACTTGGGAAAGAAATGTTCCTAACGCTTCGTATCCGCCTTTCATAAAGCATTTTTCTCCTTTGAACATTATCTGCATCCTTACCCATGTGCTATTGTCCTTCTTTGTGGATGGTCTTACATCGAAATCAAGAATGTCTATATGTTCATCGACAAGTTTGTCTATCTTCACATCTTTTCCGTCAAACTTTCTTGACACCCTTATATTCAAGTCACTAATCTTTGTCATGTGGCTATTATTATTAACTAAAACTTTATTAATTAAGTTTTTAGAATCACAGTGCATCAACATACCCATATAACTCGTAATTGATTTTGGGTTATTACGTTTTGACGCAAAGTTTTTCTTTATTCTCTTTCTTATTTTGGTATGACCGGGAGTAAAGACAAATCCACCGAAATCTATCCCTTCTGAAACGGGGAATATTCTGTAATTTTTCTTCATCTCCAGCTTCTTTTCATACCACAGGTAATTTCTTATCCTCCACAGCCATTCATGCAACTGTTTCTTGTCGTGGGATAATATCACCATATCATCGGCAAATCTGAAATAATGCTTTACTTTGAACTGCTCCTTTATAACATGATCCAAAGATCTTAATACCAAATGGCTTCCTATCTGAGCGTCAGGATTGCCAATAGCCAGACCTTTGTTGCTGTAATTAAGCGTATTCATAAGCCATAACGCATCCCTGTCTTTCAAGTCTTTGCTATATGCCTTCTTGTAAACGCTGTGTCTTACGGACGGATAAAACTTCTTAATATCCATTTTCAAAACGTATATTTTTCCGTTTTTGTCCATTTCAAGCAATATCCGTTTCATCTTTCTCACAAGGGAGTGCTTTTTAACCTTACTTGTAATACCCCTTTTGGGCAGACAGTTATATGAATCAAGTGTAAGGCTTTTTGTCCATCTGTCCATCATGGGTATCAAAAGGCTGTGCTGGATAATCCTGTCCGGGTAAAACGGGAGTTTGTGTATCTCCCTTACTTTTCCTGCATCAGTCACTTTCTCTATCACCTCATACTTGCTTACATGGTATGATTTGTCTTTGAGCATCTGATAAACATTCTGATGATATTCATCCTTATGTTTCTCATAATCCCTCACACCCCTGTGATTCCTCTTTCCTTTCTTTGCCTTTTCAGCAGCAGAGATAATATTATCCACACTGCCTATCGTTTCAAAAATATTATTCAATCTTTTCATCTTACGTGCTTTTCTTTGTCCGTTGAGCCAAAGATAACTAACTTTCCATATACCTACAACTGTAAATGTACTAATAAGTTCCCATCCTCAAACAATGGGTTGTCTTGACATTTTTCATCTTCCTGACGAGGCTTCTGTATAGCAGTAATTTTTTTAGCACGTTAGCTGCCACCGATGTTCGTGTTCGTGTTCGAAGGATCATGGTTCAAATTACCATTCCGCAGAGAACAATTGCCGTTGTTCGACTTACCACCAAAGTAAACACCACCATTCTACAGACCGCCTTTTTTCAACTAACCGCCTTTGACAGACTTATTTAACTTTGCTGACGCATTTGGTTAGATTTTTAATTATGCAAACTTAAACATTATTAATATATTTTGCAAGTTTTAGGAGGGGGATTTTTCACTTCGTGAAAAATTAGGGTTGGGTTATTGTACAACGAAAGCCGCCACCGATGTGCGTGCCCGCGTTCGAAGGATCACGGTACAAATCACCAGTCCGCAGAGAACAAAGGCCGCGGTTCGACGCACCACCAAAGTAAACACCACGCCTTCCAATCTTACCCGCACCTGCATTTCCCGTAAACCAGTTGTAATGGCATTCCCCCGTGTGAAGATTGCTTCCCTTGACCCCTCCAATAAGAGAGTTCTCAAAGTTCTTCGTTATATATCCTTCACCTCTAGCCATAGAACCGACAAAATCATACGTATTCTCAAAACCGTAAGATTCCCCGGGATTCTTTTCTGTGGCTACATTGTCCGTAGTCAGATTGTTCACGTCATAGGTCTGATAGATGTCTATGGATGTGGAATCGTGCATGACACAATCTATCCCACTGTACCACATCCATATATCTCCCCACCCGGCAATACGTCCGCGAATGATAGGCTGTGTGAAGCATATCTCTATTTCACGGTTTGTCACTGCCGCATTATCCGGGATACTCCATCCGCTAGTAACAGTTGCAGTGACAAACTTGGCTACGATACCCGACATCTCCCCGTCAGCCAATCCGTTATGACCTTGGAAGTTGTAGTATTTGTATTTTGTGCTTTCATATTCAAACTCGGTGTCGGGAGCGACATTGTGTTCCTTTGCGTATGACATGGCAAGCTGTGCTTCAAACATCTTCATGCAAGGACGGTAGTTGTTTATGAGTTGTGAAAAATTGTAAGCAGTTCCTGTTTCTGATGCTTTAAATCCTTGCCCGTTCAACTTGTAATATACATAGGTCTGACCGTCCGCCTTCTTGAATCTGACGCCTGTCATTTTTCCCCAGCTTGACGCATCGGGGGCTGAATCGTTTGATGATATTCCTTTTCCGCAAACAGACTGTGCGTGCAGGTCTTTTGTTCTGAACTTAATGAACAGAAGCGTGCACCATACTTCAAGGTCAAGGGCGAACGCATTGGCGTAAGGATAGTTCTTTGTGATATCCGCATTCTTTGCCCTAGCGTATTTCTCGTAATCAAAACGTGACACGTTTGTCGTAGGCCATCCGTTTCCTTCCATTATGTTCACGCCTAGATTTCCTTCCGCTGTTGTTCCTTTTACCGTGTTGTCAAAAATAGATCTCTGCTTCCCATCCTTTATCGTGGAGTAACCGATACTCATTCCGTACGGCTTTATCTCTATGGCTGTATCGCCCCCGTATGTAAACGGAGTGTCACTGACAAGCCTTCTCTCGTATGTATCATCCGTTCCTCCGTTGATTACCCAGAAAGGCTTGGTGTTCACAAGCATGATGTCGCTTCCGTCATCTTCTACATCAGTTCCGTCAATAACAATCTTTGACGGGCTACCATCAGCCATTTTGAAGAAATTGGTCTGATCCAGAAATCCTACTACCTTACCGTCCTTTACCTTTGCCACACGGAACGAGTTGAGGATGGGATGGGATTGCTTGAACTCTTCCTTTCCTATCCATGTCTGAAAGGCTGGGTCTGCCTGTCCTCTTCTCATCTCCACTCCATATATGTTCCCCTGCTGCATCTTTATCTGTTCGAGAAGGGTTTTGTAGTCATTAGTGAAATCATTTGTGGATAACGCCTTGCCGTCCACCTTGTCCACCTTCTTGTCAAGGGCTGCTTTCTGCGCGGTGGATACGGGCTTTTCGGCATCGGACGTATTGTCCACCTTTGACAGACCTATATTGTCTTTCGTTATATTGACATTACCCGTCCTGAAAGATTGTTCGGCATTACCTTTCACGCCTATGACGGTATTCTTCTGTGCACCTTCCTGTATCCCGTCAAGTTTGGTTTTTAACTGGGCGGTGAAGTTATTGTCGGTATGCACATAGCTTTCGTCCATTACCATGCCTTGTCTTATCTTGGACACCGTGACGGATTTGTTCTCTTTAGGGCTTCCCGTCACACATGGTATCATCTCTTCTCCCGTAGCGGTTTCAACGGGAGGCATCTGTGAAATTTTAAGATTATCTTCCATTATTTTTCATTCTGTTAGTATTAAACCATCGTTTTCAAGCAATATGCTGTATCCATTTTCAGTGATTACGGTATTCCGAAGAACCTCCAGTGTTATCCTTGAATCAGTAAACTTCCATGAATTGTCAGAAAACGGCATATACCCGTCTTTCTTTACAGACAGCGACATCGTGCTATTTGCCATACCCCGTACTTTTACTGTACCGTCAGACAACGTTTTGTATTGTATTCCACCAACAGTGACTACAGCATCCTGTATAGGAGAACCCGATACATCTACGACCGTTATTGTTACGATAGCCTTTGGTATATAGTAATCAATCAAATCCTGTTCGGTGAATCCGTCATTCTGTTTGGTGGGGACGGAATCGAACCCGAAGGAGTTGTAGAAAGCTGAACTAATCCATCCGCTATCATGGTCAGTATTGCTAAAGAATACAGGAGTTTTAGTTTTATCACCTGTCACATCATTGTTTACTATGGTGATTATTTGCTTTTTGTTTAACAAAGCGGAAACTATTGTAGATTCATTCAGTGTTCCATCAATATAGGTCTTGCCGTTTGAGTTCCTACTATTATAAGCAATACTACCTTTGTCATTGAATACGGCAAACAGCCAAGGTTCAGTAGTATTCAGTCTTTGGTCATAGATAAACTTTCCATCAATGAACGGATTGATAGTTACAAACAACACCTTAACGCCCTGTTGCAAGTTCTGCACCTGCCCGTAATCATCCACTCCGTCAGTTACTAGGGCGTTGGGATAGGATGGGATTTGCTCAATTGTGATATTACAGATGTTTATAGGTACCATTGACTTAAATCCATACCATCCGACAATTCCTTCATATTTATCCGTATCAAATTCAAAATATCCATTTTCTAATATGATATTATGATTTCCTGTTACATCTGCATATCCAAAAGCAAACCTACCTTTTATTTCTTCCGTTATTCCTGTAATATTGACTTTTATAATTGTTCTTTTGCCATTTTCATATTTATATACTACTCCAACATGTTCTTGTGTTATGGCTTGTATTGTAACTGATGAACTTGATTCGAGTTTTACAGTTGCTGTTTTTGAATTTATAGACCAATCATTAAAATTATCAGTATACCCACCCACACCGCTCATTGCAGCGAACAGGAAATTGTTCAATTTCAGCGGTCTGTTGTTTCCACTGAAATCCTGCAAGTATGGATTGGCTTTTAGTATCTCGTTTGTGGGGACGGATTGTTTTGTAGGTATTTCTTCTACCACAATATTACAATCTACATCAGCCACATTATCACCTGCTAAATAAAATCCGGGATACATTGTTGATGTAGTTTTATTAGTATATGAATCAATATCATATTCCCCATCAGCGGTTATTTTATTACTATAATAACCGCTCTGTATATAAAATCCTTTAGGTAATCCTGTTACTCTTATCCTATAAGAATCAATAGTAGATGATGGGGCACATGGAGTTTGCCAAAAAATTCTGTTTTTCGAAGTAGGCGTATGAGTTATGGTACACTTATTTATAGCTTTGTCATAAGTTATCTTACCCCCTTCAATTACAAATTGGTTTGCATAAGTAACGCTGGGAACATAAACATCCACAGGCTTTGACATATCATACCAGAACACCATGTGCTTTGGTATCCATTTTTGTATCACCTTGTTTATATCGGTTTTTCCTGTACCTGCCGACTTGACAAGTCCAAGTTTTCCTATGTTAAAAAGCCCTATCTTTCTCATATTTCTCCCATTTTAGCCCATTCCTCAGATAAAAGCAGCTTCTCAAACTCTCTTGTGTCTGTGTCGTATGTGTCGTAAGGGAAAGGGTGTTCCGTTCCGTCCTCAGGTAACGTCATAGGCATCACTTCCATAACCTTCTCGGTATGGATCATATAATACAGACCGTCTGTCGATTGTCTGAAAACGGACAGATCATCTTCCGAAAACATAATCTCGGCATCTATTTTTGGTACTATGGAAAACTGCATATTATGAATTTTATCTATTATCGCAAAGATAATTAAAAAATAGTTAAACGTATTGGTTGCATACAGTTTTATGTCGTATATTTGCTGAAAATTAAAAAAAAATATAACGATGAATGTATTAAGCCTTTTCGATGGGATGTCGTGCGGACGGATAACACTTTCCGAACTTGGCATTCCTGTAGAAAAATACTATGCGTCCGAAGTGGACAAGTTTGCCATAAAGGCAACCATGCAGAACTTTCCTGACACCATACAGCTTGGTGATGTAAGAGAACTTGAAGTAAGCAGACTGGATAAGATAGACTTGATAATCGGAGGATCTCCATGCACAAACCTGTCCATGTCCGGCAAGAGAAAAGGGCTTTCAACGAAAGAAGGCATGGAGGTTTTAGACTTGCAAACGTATCTTGAATTGAAGGAGAACGGTTTCGAGTTTGAAGGGCAATCCTATCTGTTTTGGGAATACATACGTACATACTTGCAGCTATTTATTTTGGAAAGAAAGGAGATTGAGATATGGATAAGAAAGAATTAACCATTAGCTTAGCGGAAGCATATAGGGAGATATATCTATTAAAGCTGCTTAATATCAAGCTAAGGAAACATGTAGATGAACTTACTGGGTATATTCAAGAATTTTCACCTGTATTTACTAAAGAATAAAAATATGTATAATAATAGTGATATACTTTTCACTTTTTTAATAGGAGTAGTATGAAAGTAAAAAATGGAATAATAATAGACGGAGTGCTACATGAAATGGTTGAATCATTCAATATAATCGTGGGAAAGTAACGGATAAACACTCCCCCTTACTGATAAACGGCAAGGGGGAGGATTGTGATTATAACCCCGGACCCATAGAAAGAAGCAATGTACTATCTTTATATGCCGCACTGTTAAGGCTTACCCATATCCTTGCATTTCCTGCATTAATCAGTTCCGATGATATTAATATTCTCACCTTCTTGTCAATGCTGGAATTGGCGGATACTGAAAAATCCTCTATTGTTTCTCTTGATTCACCTATAACCATAGGATCTTCAAATTTCTTACTTGCAAACCTAGACATACAACTATTATTACGGAAAGAAATAGAGCTATTCGAACCGTTTCTCACTCTTACAGTAACTTCAATATATCCCATAACGGATGGCATCACTCCACCAATTATTGTTATGCTTACGTAAGAACCAACTATCTCTATATCTCTTTTACTTACCATTGGTACGGAATATGCTATATGAGCAATATCGGGATCATCCTGCTTTAATATAGCCGTGCTTAGAAAAGGATAAACTTCCCAATCACCAGCAGTCATACCCCACGAGTTTACAGTAACCGTAGCGTATCCTGTTCCTATCTTCTTGTCGGCAGTAACGCGTCTGGACATCTGACTGGTCTTGTGCTTAACATAGACACCGAAATAGCAATCGGCTATCTCGGAGAAGTCACCCATGTTAAGAAAATCAGTATCATGCCCCTCCGATGGCATCATTATAGCCGCAGAGCAGACAAAATTACTACTTGTAAACTGATTGGTAGCAGTGTCCGGGCATGAGAATCTACTTATCGGTGCACTAGCACGATGATTGTACCCGTTAAAGTCGGTAAGGCGAAATGGAAACTTTCCTCCTGTAGGTGGAGTATATTCCCATCCGTTCATGCTTCCATCAGCGTGTTTTGGCGCATCCCAGTACCCTGCCATTTGGAAAGGTTTGACACCACAGTTCCCATCCCATCCTTGCCACCACTTTTCATTCGCACCCGGCGCAAGGCTTTCGTAACGTACAGGCTTGTACCGTGCCCACGGGTTTATTTTCCCGTGGGTATTTGCACAAGCGTATCCTAAATCGTAATCCCCACCAACACTGCCTATGCCAAGAGTGGCAAAAACATCGGCATCCAAGTTTATAGGAGCCGTAATCTTTCCGTTAGAATGACCCATAATATTTTTATTTATTAATTGTTAATACCTAATCTTTTTTCCAATTCTCTTACTCTTTTCTTTAATCTTGTAACCTCATCATCAACTTCCTGCAACCCTTTCCATACAACGGGGATAAGTCTTTCATAATCTATGGTATAGTAGTCATTGAAAGCGTCTTTCACCCACTGACTATAACCGCCGGAAAGCAAATCCTGTGCGATAAGACCGTAATTCCAGTTATCATGGTTGAACACTTCGGAATTTTCCTTGGCAATAGCGTTCCAGTGATACTTCACACTACGGAATTTTCGGATAATACCCATAGCGTCATAACCCTGTATATCAGTTTTCAGTCTTATATCCGAAGAAGACGCTTTGGCTGTAATTGCTCCAGTGGCTATGATATTTCCTGCTACGTGCAATTTTTGTGACGGTGAACTAGTTCCTATTCCAACTCCCGTATTATTAATTACTGCACAAAGAGAACCTCCTGAGTAAAATGCAACTCCTGACGAACCTTTTAAATCCAGCCATATTCCGCCCTTAGAAGTTATTACTGCCGCATTGTCTATATTTCCGTCAATGTTCGATGAGCCATTGAACGGTCTGCCCCACAAAGTTCTAGAAGTAGTAAGCACATCCGCACTAGAAGCCCTACTGTCAGCCAACGTGGAAGCACCTCCAGCCGATACAGCCACAGACGTGTTGGATGTGGATTGCAGATTTTCCCATGCGGAAACGTTAGCACCATTAGCCCAATATTGGTATTGTATGTGCCCATTGTGCCATGAATCAATCTGGCGCACTTGCAATTCAAAATTGTTTGTTCCTACACGTACAAGACGGATATTATCCATTCCTTTTGCGAATGTAGGAAGATAAAGGCGTGCCGAGTTTGAAACATTTCCTACATTGCTGTCAGAAGCAGAAGGTCCAGTTCTCATTTGGAAAATGGCGCAGAAGTGGTAGTATCTGACTTCTTCCTGTGCATGATTTCCATAGGCGTACCATATCTGACCCCAAACCGTTACTGACCTATATGGTCCGGCTCCCGATTCAGAACAAGCGAATATCTTTTTCCAATTATTATCAGTACCACCTAGAGCAAACTGTACTGAATAAGTTCTAGCGTTAATGTAATTTCTAGGTAAGAAATTAATATGCCAACTGTCTAGCATATCCGCGTTCAAGTTGATATTCAATGTAGTGGACGAACATTGGTAAGGCTGTGTGCCTGTGCCTACGGTGGATATGTGTCTTACTGACGTAACAGAACCCGGGAAAGAAGTGTTTCCACTAGCATCCAATAATGTTGCTGTCCTTTTTATAGAAGTAAACACACCTGTATACTGTCTTACATATATAGGTTCATTTCCATCATCACAAGAAGCTATCTCCATCCATCCTGCATTTTCAGCAGTAGCACCGAAAGCGATTCTGCCGTAATCGTTACTTCCGCCCTGCAATCTTATATGTTGCGTAGATGTAGCGGAAGCCTGTGCTAGATAAATCATGTGACCACCTCCCATAGTCAAATCCCCCGTCATGGTGTCACCTGCTTTCTTCACGTAGCGTCCGTCAGCAATAGACGCATAGTTTTCAGTATGTAATAATCTATGCCATGCAGACGTTATCTTATTAGTACCATCATGTTTTCCTCTAAAAAACAAGTCTGTATTAGTTCCTCCTATCTGTAATGCAGCAAATTTATTGGAATCCCATAAGTTAGCTAATAATCCATATCCAGCAAAAGGGGCGTTATTTGTAGTTTGTTCTGTTGTTCTTATTTCCTTAATTGCTCTTTCAGAATAAGTATTTAAGTCAAAAGTACCATCACTCCTACCTACACTTAACAAGAACCTTTCAGCGTGAAACCCGTCAAGAAGGTCTGCATTAAGATTACCTACAACAGTATTGCTTACCACAATAAATGGAGCAGTGCCACTTGCTACGGTAGAAGTAAGCTGACCGCTCATGTTAATGCTTCCAACACCCGTCATATTTCCGCTTACGTTATCCGTACCGTCAAATGACTGCCCCCATAAAGTCCTTGGGGTTTGCAGTTTTTTAGCAACCTCAGAAGAGTTCTGCAAGTTTACAAATCCAGGATTTACATAAGTGCTCCATGACGGTGCTTTTGTATCTGCTCGGTATAGCGTTATATTCGTATTAGCCAATCCGGCTCGGTCATGGCTGTATAACAGATTGGCTTGTATTATGGAATAGTGGCTTCCACCATAACAATACAGTTCTATATTTTTCTTTTCCGCATCATGATAGATACGTATGTTTGACCTATTGATATTGTATGCTGCTATCAATAGACCTTCCACTACAGCCGTACCCCTAGTTTTGACAACCAACAGACCAAACAAATCGCTAAATGCTGAGTGCAGCACAAAGCAAACATCTGTCATTGTTTCCGTATCACGTATTGAGTACGTAGCTATTCTACACCATGCAGGTTTAGTACCCCCTACCGTATATCCGTATTTTATAAGGGCATTTGATGTGCCGAACGCATGGTATCCGTCCAACAAATCCGCGCTTAGATTATCTACGGTTGTATTGCTTGAAACTATCAAAGGTGATAACCCTGTGGCAACAGTTGACCTAAATACAGGGGCTATGGTGTTATTCGGAGTAACCTGCAAGCATAACTTATGAGATTCATTTGCAATACCAAAGCCACTTGAATCTGCTGATCCTCCTCTAATATTACCTATATACCAATATGTATCATACCAGTTGAACCTTAATCCGTTTCTTATTGCAAGTCTAGAATTGCTATCTAGAGTACCATTCATTGTATAGAAATTGGTGATATCACAATTTTCCAATCCCTTGAATACGATTGCGCCGGGAGTGGAAGCGGACGTAAGTGTTCCAGTCATAGTATCGCCAGTCTTTTTCACCCATCTACCGTCCAATACGGAAGTAGGGATATGACTTGCGTCTATGATTTTACTTGAATCAGCTTTTTTCAATTCAGCCCACATAGCATCAGCGTCAAGTCCTCCCTGCCCAGCCATGTCGTATAGTTTCTTTATCGTGTACGCATTAAACGTATTGTCAAGGTCTGAATCGGAGAAGGTTGTGCCGTCAGTAAGGTTTGCGAAGCTGTACACGGTCTTTATGACACCACTTCCTCCACCGCTACCACCTGTTTTCACACCAAGAGCAGATACCCAACCGTCCGAGTAGAATCCTACCGTGTTTCCGTCTGTTCTATGCTTCACTCTCAGAGCCTTGTTTGCCGAATCGTAAACAAGTTGGGCATCTCCTATCGTAATGGTATTTGTTGACACTGATGGTGCTTGAACATTTCCTGCCTTATTAATCAAAACAGCACCTTCCGTATTATTGTGCCCATTAGGTCTTAGATTTATACTTCCATCTCCGAAGCTAGCTAGTATTGTATGACCGTCTGAATTTCTTAATGCTACATTTCCATCGGGATATGTTATACCACCGTTATTATTGAATACTATATTCTGACTAAACGTTTTTCTTCCCGAAATAGTCTGAGCAGTAGTCAAGGTAACGGCATCAGTAATCCCGTACCCTGCCAAAGTGGTAGGATTATCACCAACTGTAACACGCCCGTAGGTGTCTACTGTAACTTTCGTATATGTACCAGCCTTCACCCCCGTGGTAGCTAGTGACAATGTGCGGTTTGCGGACAGGTTCCCACCTCCCGTAAGACCAGTTCCTGCACTTATCGTTATGGTTTTGTCCGCTTTCAGTGCGAGAAGTTCAGCTAGATTATCGCTTTCCGTAAGACCGTCAAGAAATGCTTCAAGTTCCTTCCATTTGTTGATAATGTTATCAGCATCGCTTCCTTCTAGGAAGTTGTTCAGCTTATTGCTTAACTGTGTTACGGTATTATTCAGCGTACCCAAGTCCTGTTGTCTAGCGAATGTTTCCCCGAATACGGCAGTAATGGTTTTTCCGTCAGAACTAAGTGTCATGTCTGTTACGGCATTTCCACTCCCCGACTGGGTGATGTTCTTTATACCACCACCTTCCTTCGCCATTTTCCAAATCTCGTTTATCGTGTACGCATTAAACGTATTGTCAAGGTCTGAATCGGAGAAGGTTGTGCCGAGATTGGAAAAACCATATACGTTTTTCACAAGTCCGTCACCACCGCTTCCTCCGCTTCCTCCGGGAGATACGCCCAAAGCGGAAATCCATCCTCTGGTATAGAAGCCTATTTCCGTACTTCCATCTATATGCTCAAATGTTACTGCCTTGTTTACGGAATCATATATAATCTTTATATCGCCAACCTGCAACGCCTGTGTTTTCACCGTGCCGCTTATGTTGGCATCTACAGCATAAATATTCTCCCATCTCTTCGATTCAAGACCAAGTGTGGATGCGTTGTTCACGCTAGGAACTACATTTGCCGTAGACAGTTGACCAGTGAATATCTTGCTTGCAGTTACTGTCTGTTCCGTATCAATCGTTACAAATTTATTGTCAGGAAGATGGGATATGTGAATTTTCTTTGTCGGATCATCCTTTCCCAACTCCTGCCACAATTTGTCCGTATTCATTCCGCCTTCCTTGGCTAGCTTCCATATCTCGTTGATGGTATATGCGTTGAATGTATTGCTAAGGTTGGAATCGTCAAACGTCTTACCTAAATCGGCAAATCCGTACACGGCCTTAATCAGTCCGCCTTCACCACCTCCCGGTTCTCCGCTACCACTCTGTGCGCCCAACGCTGATATCCATTGGTTTGTATAGAACGCTGACTTGCATCGTAACGCTTGGTTTACTTCATCCCATTCAAACCATCCGTTGAACTTCTGAAACGATGCAATAAGGTCATTAAGGAGTTGTTCAGAGAAAATATTTGTTCCGCTTCCCGTACCACTTCCGCCTAATGTTACATTTGTCGTATTCTGTGTTGAAGCCGTTTGATTTTCCTGTGCCAACCGTTCATAGAAAGACAGTATCTTTCTTCTTGCAATGGTGCATGAATATGACGGGAACATATTTTCCTTGGAATATTTAATTTCCAAAGACTGTATCTGCAACTTCATATCCACTATCTGACCGTTATCAGAGAAATCGAACACGCCTATTCCATCATCCCTTACCTTAAGCATATTTCCTTCTATGAAGTCAATGAAAAGGTTAGGATGCTCTGCGACAAATCCGCTAGATATGTCAAGTGAAACGGTTCGGTTCTCATGGTCATATCTTGACAGGTAGTCAAGAGCCGCCTTTTCAAGCGTGTTCTCAGCCATTGTCACATAAGATTCGGGCATGACGATATTCAGAATGACAAACTCCGTTCCTGCCGCAATTGAAGGAGATTTACCATCCGTATAAAGGGGAAGTTTGGCATTGTCGCTATCTGTTCTGTAACATGATATTTTATATCGTGCCCCCTTATTAAACATGGCAACATCCTCTTCCGTTTCCCCCGTATCACCGTTCACCTCACCGTAAAGAGGAATAATACCGTTTTTGTTTATCTTAAATTCCGTGCCTGTATAAGTTCCTGTACGCATACTGAACACCGCGTCCGTCACAGAAGCGTATTTGTAATAGAATCTGTCCTGTGAACCGTCCTGATTACCGAAATGTATATTGCAGGTCATTTCCTCACTAAAGCCTATCTTGCAACTCCCGGCAGGAACATCGGAATCAAACGTGAACTCAACACGGATAGTAACTGTCGTATTCTGACCTTTTTCTATATATCCTACAAGAGCGGTCTTGTCGTAAGGTATTTCAAGCATACCAGTAGCACCTTCCTCTCCGATAACAACCTCTTTCAAAGGAGAAGCCTGACCCAATACACGGTTCGTAACCATACGTAGATTAATCTTCACCTTTTTCCCTACAGCATCACTTCCTATAGGTAATATACTGAAAAGCATCTTCCCGGAGAATGTGGCAGTAACCTTTACAGGCTGGTCATAATATGCCCTTGTACCATATATATCAAAACTCTCAAAATCCCTGTACTTGTCAAACATAGCATGGGGCTTGTACTGGGGCTGCACGTTGTCATTTATCTTGTCGGATGAATCACCGTCCTCATATACCTTGTACCCTAGGTTGAATCCGGGAGAGGTCATATAAATGAAGAAACTGTCACTATCATCACTCTTTATAGGAGTAGAACCGATAATCTTGTCTATCCGTGTTGCTGCGCTAGCACCCTCACCTGCCACCTTTCCCGATTGAGGATCGGGTTCTCCGTCCGCCTTGTATGTATCCCATTCGGGAAGTCCTGACGGGTACAGATCGCCAAGCTTTTTCCCTCTGATGGAAGGATATATCCCACTGAATGTATTTGATATGGTTTTTCCTCTCACACCATAGTTCTTCAATCCGTATTCGCTGTCAATATAATATCTTATATTCCCTGCGGAATCATTCGGAAGAAGGATATACGGGCAATAACGTGATTCATCGGCAGGCTTAGCGTCCTTCTTGTATTCAGGCGGAACGTTTCTGCTTCCACCTTGTGGTATGATTCGGGTTATGACAGGTGTGCTTGTATCTACGGAAGAGGAAACTTTTACAGCACCCCCACCGTCACCCTGCTTGAACGTCCAGTTCACAGACGGTCTAGCCTTATCTGTAATGGTTATTATTCCTCCATTGGCTGTCGTAGAGAAATAATAGTTTAGATAAAACTTGTCATAGAAAAATTTCAATGCTTCAAACAGGTTGGTGCCATCGGTTATGTCAATCATATCCTCTGTCAGTTCGCCTTCCGCATCCACATTAAGCGTCCATGTGCCAATGCCTGTATATCCTGCACCCAATGACGCATTGTAAGACTGTATATTCGCTTCTATACGTGCTGCAAGCTGTTTTGCATCACCCCAAAACTGGAACAGACCGCCATGTGTGTATCTTATCTTGTTTATCTCACTGCCTGTTCCGCTTACTATGTCAAGGAATGCCACATTCTGCAACAATACTTCCTTACCGTAGAACAGAAGGGAGTATTTGTATTTTCCTGCTTCGTTAAGATTATCTCCCGATGGGGCTTGGTACAGGATGAATGTATTACCGTTATATACGACTGTATCGTATTCCGATTCGCTCTTTGAGTTGTATGCCTTGAACTCTATCGGAACAACGGAAACGACTTCACAAGTCAATTTTCTCACTTCCTGCAAAGACGGGCTGTATGAAAAATCAGCACTCTCCGCAATAACCCTATTTCCTCTTTTAATCTGTAAAATCATTGGTCTTTAAAGCGTTGGTTGGTCAATACTGAAATTTAACGAAAATGTATAGGCGGATACAAGTCGGTCCGGGTTCTGCAAGTCCTGAACGTCCTGATAACTCATCTTTGCACCTGTTTCAAATCCAGTGCATCTTATCACCTGCTTTGCCGATTCGCCCCATATATCGTTCCATATAGAGAATGAAGATGAACCGTAAGGCGTACCTTGTGCGGCAGGTATCACATTGGTTATATATGAATAGAACGAACGGATATTCGTCTTTACCGTTTCCACATCTCCCAAAGCGGCAAATGTTATGCTTCCTTCCGTTGGCTGGTAAACAGGCGTGACAGGTTCGTACACCTTCTGACCGTTCTTGTCATACCATTTTTCGGCATAGGCTTCCTTTCTTGTCGGCAAATCCCATAATCCCTTGCTTTCAAGTATATACAGCCTGTATGTGGCATACAAATCCTTTGCCGTATCGCTTCCTTTCTTTATAAAATATTTAGCTATAGCCATTCGTGTACATATTTAATTAGTGCAAAAATAGCAAAAATAGTCTTAGAAACCATCTAGTTTTAAAAATTATTTTTCTATATTTGCATCAAAATCGGTGCTTTGGATGAGTGGTTTAGTCAACGGTCTGCAAAACCGACAACAGCGGTTCGATTCCGCTAAGCACCTCAAGTGATTGGATTTTTTTTGTTCATAATCAAACTGGAACGCCCTGCCAACTGTGAAGCTAGCAGGGCGTTTATATTATCAGTCAATTATAACTTTTATCGCATTTCCGCCTGACCTTGGGGCAATGGAAACGACACTTAGGAGTGCTGTCTTTATCGCCATAGTTGCGGCAAGCTGTTGCTTGAGAACTTCAAGCTGTGCCAGTTGTATGACTGTCATGTTCGTTCCTCCCGTTCCTGCCGAACCACCGTTAAGCGATACCAATTGACGGAGTAGATTGCTTTGTACAACCATTTCGTATCTCATCCCGTTAAGATACCCCAATGCCTGGTTAAATGTATTCTCGTCAACTCCTGCAATGGCATTGGACAGACCTTCCGCATTCTCTTCCGTTTCGGTAAGCATTCCGCCTAGGGCGTTGTTTATCTCATTGACTACACCCCCGGCTTCCGCAAAGGCTGATTCCAATGAACCCATGACATTTCCTAGTATTATAAGCTCATCCTTGTCTATCTTGTTGTCCGCAAACATACCACCTTTACCGTCCGCTCCAAATAATGTAGTCTGTACCTGTTGCATTGCCTTTTCTATGTACTGCTGCTGAACCCAGCTTTTAACAACATCTCTCATAACGTCCGCTACGGTATCCTTGTATGCCTTGGCTGCGTCCTCTCCTTTCAGCCATGCTTCGACAAGAGCGTCACCTATCTGGCTAGCCCAATCTTTCAAGTCAATGCTGTACAATTCACTTGCAAGCGTTTCTGTATAATATCTTATCTCATACTCCAATTCTTTTATTGTCTGTTTGTAATCTTCCACTTTTTCTCTATCTGACTTTTTCTTATCTTCTTCGGCTGCTAGAATATCCTTTTGAATTTGCAACTGTTCTTTCAGATTTGATACCTGCTTGGATGTAACCTCATCAAGTTTTGCCGGGTCTATAATGTGCTCAAATTCCTTTTCGAGCATATTATAGATATTGGTCAGTTTCTTTGATTCAAATTCAAGATTCTCTATATGCTTTTGAAGTCTTTTGTCATGCTGTCTGTTAAATGTAGCGATAACATCAAGCGGCATGGATATAGCCGAACCTATCGCACCTGCAAAATCACCACTTTTGAATGAATCCCATGATTTCTTCACACCCTCATTCATAACGCCCATAGCTTCCGAGAACTGGTTCATCTCACGCATGAAACCGCTATCGGTATCCTTACCCATAGAATCCATAAGGTTGGACACAGATGCTATTATCTGTTGCATGGCTTTTATGGCATTGTATATGTTGGTTATGATAAAGTCGATAAGATTCACCGTCTGCAAAGCGTTCTGTGCGGCAGCCATCATTCCTTTGCCAGTCTTGACAGCTTCCTGTCCGCTCTTGTATCTTGATTCGGCTTCCGACTTGGCACTCAAAGCGGCATTGGCGGCTTCTTCATCACCGTTCTTCATTGCGTCCTCGTATGCCTTGGAAGCATTTTCTATGTCAGCCATAGCCTGTTGCATATCATTCATGCCTGCCATCATCTTTGACTTTCCTGCATCATAACGCTTATTATACAGACCTTCAATCCCATCTTTCATGTACGTCTGAAAGTCAGACTGGTTATTCTTCATCATCTTCTCTATCTGCTTGTCCACACGTTCAAGTTCCTTCATGTATTCCTTTGCGCTGATAGCACCAGACCTGAACGCACTGTTGAGCATTTCCCTTACCTTGTCAGCTACGGTATTTGCAGCCTCCATAGACATCGCTTCAACAGCACCGAAGAAGTTCTGATAGTCTGTGGTCAGCTTGAACAAGTCCATTTCTTCACTTTTCTGCAACGCGGAAGATAATGAAGTGTTGCCCATACCCTTTGCCGTTTCAATTCTTTTTCGGTAATTCTCCCTGATAATATCAACCTGTGTATAGTAGTCACCATATTTTTCAAGGTCATTCGCATACTGCTTTGCCATCTCACCGAAATAGCCTTTCCATGCGTCAATCATTCCTTGTATAACCTCTTTCTGATCTTCTCCGATATTCTTATTCCCCTTAATGGCTTCCTGTATCTGATTGATATACTGGTTCATTGAGGTGAATGAAGATGTGTCGGGCACGACAGAAACGCCAAGGTCAAGATTCATTCCTGCCAATGCGGATTGCAGATTGTTGTATATCCCTGCTGCAAAACTTTCAGCCATAGTAGATGTATCACCACTGAACTGAACGGCAAGGTCTAAGGCAAGTTCGGAATCACCCGTTATTCCAAGTATGTCACTGTAAAAGTCATACTTGTTCCTGTATCTGTCAAACTCATCCGTAATTCTTTTCATCACCTTCTTGGCTGCTTCAACATAAATTTCAGAGGACAATTCGGCAGCTTTCCTTGCGTTCTTGACCGCATCCTGTGGGACACGTGTTTCCAATTCCTTTGCAGCCTTGTTGTAACTGTCAACAATAGCCTGTTTGTCATATACAATATCTACGCCAAGTTTTAACGCCTGTGAACCGTATATGGCTTCGATCTGCTTTTTGGCTTCTTCCTTACCTATGTTAATGCTCAAATCCTTGAACTTGGAATAGGCGGATTCAAGCAATGACAATCTGTTTTTCCAAAGGTCAGCAAGAGGATCTCTTTTTTTCCCTTCCTTCTTCTGCTTTTCCAGTTCAAGGTTGAATTTTTTTGCTGTTCCCGTAGCCTTTGACATCGCCTCGTTGGCAGCGTTAAACTCGCTTATTATTTGTCTTAATGTTTCAAGTTCTTCGGGATCTACCAATCCTGTCATTTGGTATTTATCACCTACTTTTTTCAGCTTTCCCTCTTTGGTAAATTTATCAATAGTTCTCTTATAGTTTTCTATCGTACTTTTTGAATCCTTATATTCCTTTTTTACGGCATTAAAGAAATCTTCTACAGTCTTTATATCTGACGTTTTGATTGTTATAGTCCACGCTTTTCCTGTAATCTCGTCAAGAGATTTCTTCCATCCTGTCAATCCTGCTTGGGCTTCCCTATCATCAAGTTCAAATTGAATACGCCATCTTTCTTTTGCCAGTTCGTTTAATTTCTTTCTAGCATTTTCCCCTAATTCATTAGCTACTGCAAATTCATCAAGATGTATCTTTAATTGTTTCTGTTGCTCATCAGTAAGGTTTTTTACATCTATATTGCCAAATACATCTTTAAGTTTCTTCTCAGTATATTTTGCAAATAGATTAAAGGATGATTCAAGTTTTTTTACTTCATCCGTGATGCCCATCCTCAATTTCTCATACTCCTTCAACAATTCTTCACTGTCAAAATGGGCTTTGTTCTTGAATATTTCAAATGTTCGTGCATCTCCTGACGTTTCAGCTAAAGAACGTATCTTCTCTACAATAGTAGCTGCCGAAGCCCCTTTGTTTATCAGTTCGGTAAGTTCGTTTCTCCATTCCTTAGTACCCTTACCCATATTTATAATCTCCTTGGATGCCTGTACTATCTGCCCACGAAACTCTTCTATATCCTTACTTGCCGAAGTGAGTTTTACGGATGATTTCTCGTAATCTTTAAGCATATCAGAGAATGAATCACCAAATACGCCCGTAGATGTTGCCTTGTCTGCCTTGAACATTATATCCGCATTTTCAGCAGCACGTTTATAAACCTGCTCTAGTTCCGATGCCGACTTTTGCAGATATTCCACACGAGATTTCTGATCATCTATTTTCTTGCTGTTCTGTACTATATATTGCCCCATATTGCCATATTTAGACAATACTCCAGTAAGTGTTTCCTCATACGACTGCAACTGTTTCGTGTCAAGCTGTTCAAGGTTTTCCGGGGTAAGTTTATCGAAGTTTATCTTGTCAAGGTCTTTTTGCAAATCACTGTATGATTCACGGAAAGACTTTGCACTATCCTTTATCTTCTGATTGAACTCTTCCGAACGTGCAGACATGATATGAAACGCTTCCGCCACAAGTCCTGCAACGGTAAGTATCGTCATAAGCGGATTAGCCTTTATCGTAAGCCACAATGTTTTCAATGAATTTGTCAAACCGAATGTTGCCAGTTTGAATCTGTTCATCAACATTGTCGTTTTTGTCATAGACAACATTCTTGCAGCTTCCGCACCTGTCAGTTTAAGTTCGGTGACAAGAAGATGCCGTTCAGCCTGTGTCAGCATATTCGTGGCAAGAATACGTTTAGCCATCTCTGCCGACATCTTTCCCGAATTAACGGCAGCAGCTATCTCTACGGCAGACAGCTTGGATGCTGTCGCTATCTTCCATCTCTCGGCAGTAGTGAGCGTTCTGTACATCGCAGCCTGTTTAAGCAACTGTGCTTCCCGTAATTTTTCAGCCTTAATAGCATTAGTTGTTGCAACAACTTCTTTTCCCAGCATAGCTGTTCTAGCTAGCTGTAATCCTTTCAACGCAGCATATCCTACAGCAACACCCTCTATTGCCTTAGAGAAGTATCTCCAGTTGTTCATCGCATCGGTTATGCTTCCAACGATACCTTTCAGAACGGAATCATTCGCCTCGCCTATGTCATTCATCATAATCTTGTATGAATCGGCAAGGTTACTTACCATACCTTTCAAAGATGCGGCTTGTATTTCCTGCATCTTGTAGAACATACCACCATCTTCCGTCATTGTGGTAAACATCTCCCGAATATACTCGAAAGGAATCTGACGTGTTGATATGGCGTTGAACACATCATCAGTAGTTTGAGCCACACCTCTTACTTCTTCCAGTTTTTTTCTCAATGAATCCAATGCAGGAATACCGGCCTCTGTCAACTGGCGTAATTCCTGCCCCCTTAACACACCTGCGCTTCTTATCTGGCCATAAGCTAGAATGATACGACCCATATCAACACCAAGACCTGCGGAAACGTCCGCAAGGCTTTTCATTGTACCGTACAATTCGTTGACAGGTATCTGGAATGCAGCAAGCTGTTTGGTATATCCAACCAAATCGCTGAACTGGAAAGGAGATATTACAGCAAGACCCTTAATCTGACTGAATATCTGGTCAGCCCGTCTTGCATCCTGTATGATGGCACGCAATGACACCTGTTGCAACTCGAACTCTCCACGGATAGCAACAAGTTCCTGAAACATATCTCTGAAAAAGTAGAATCCTGCATAAGTTTTTATCGTATTGACAAACTCACGCATCATTCTGCTCTGCTTTGTCAGTTCCTCGGTAAATTCCTTTGAACTTGCGGCATTTTTCTGATTGGTCTGCTGCATCTTTGTTCCATAGGATGTAGCTTCGTTTACAAACTTGTTATGTTCCTGTATCTTCCTGTTGAGAAGAGTAAGGGTATGGTTATAGTTTGCGTCAGTCGTATTAAGCGCATTACGCCTGTTCGTTAATTCAGAAATAAGATTGTTAGCCTGATTGATAGACGTAGGATTGATGCTCAACAATTCATTCGTTGATGTTTTCCTCAAAGATGATTGCAACTTCTCCAATCTGCCCTGCAATTTTTGAATAAGAGCGTCAGCCTTTGTTATCTGATTGCTGTTTAAAGGAACTTCAACCTTAAATTTATTCAATAGTTCAAGGCGTTTTTGTATGGCAGCAATTTTCTTGTTCAAGTCCTCAGCACTTCCCTCCGGCATACCAAGGGCAAGTCCAGACTGACCAGAAAGGTATTGTAGATACTTCTGATTGGTCTGCTGCATCTTTTTATTCGCCTGCTCCTGCTTTGATGCTTGTCTATCCATCTCCTTTGTCCGTGCAATCTCCATTTCGTATTGCTGGCGTAGAAGATTAAGTTCTCTCTCATCGGAAATGGACAATTTGGGCGCACTGTTAGCAGTAAGGGAATATGCCGTTTTCAATCTGTTCAATTCAGCCACAAGATCATCTATCGCTTTCTTCTGACTTTCAAGATTGGCTTTTCTTGTAGCCATCCCCTTATCTCCGCCTGCATTGCCTAGGTTACGGCAAGTCTTTTCCAGCTTGTCATACTCCCTTGTCGCTTCGACAATCTTATTTGACAACTCTTCCATCTGAACAAGTATATCCATTTTCTTGTTCGACTTCCCTTTTCCTACCTTGGACGCGTTTTCATTCGCTTTGTTTATCTTATCTACAACCTCGCTAAGTTCGTCATTCATTTTGCCTATATCGGTCAACATAGGCTTGAAGGACATCTCCTGGTTAAAGGTGTCCTGCAACTTCTTCTGTATATCCTTTATCTGTTTGTCAAGACCGGAATCATCTAGCCCAATCTTAAACTTTAATGCTCCTAAATCAACATCAGCCATAGTTATTGTTTTTTAATTATTGCAAAAATAGCAAAAATAAGCACAAGAGCATGATTTACAACAAACAAAAATCCATTAATATTTTTTAACATATTAAAAATTGTGGATAAAAACGATTATGTTATCTTTGCAATAAAATAATTTTTTAACTATGGTTATAGAAGAAAACAAAGTAACACTCGTTGGCGTAAATTCAGCCAGCGTAACATTCAGCAATGAAGCTAATGTGGAAAAACAATACAAGGTGAATGCGAATGTAAACGTATCAAACGGTAAAACCATTGATTCATTTGATGGCGGAGAGGTGAAGTCATTGGAATCAGAGAACCAACTCGCTACATTCTATTTCAATCAGAACGGTGGTATCGCAATCAACTACAACGATCATCCCGACTTGGAAGCACAAATTGCTATCATTACTATCATCAACTCTTTCGTAACCGATGTTACAAAATACATCAACACGAAAGGCATCTCATCAGTTTCAATTTAAACAGCAAGAAGAAATGACAAACCAAGAAATGTTTTTAAAGAGATTAACTCTCTTGAATATCCCCTTATCACTAGAAGGAAAGGAACTTCCATCAGAACTGAAAGCAAAAATCATGCTTATGCGTGTCGCTTACGACAAAGCTGCAAAAGCATTCGATGATGATATGCAACAGGTTCTTAAAGAAATAAAGAAGGAAGGATATGACGAGCGCGCACAAAAAATCAATCACATGAAAGAGATTGACGGTAAGGAAGATGCGACAAAAGAGGAAAAGAAAGAAGCGGATGAAATCAGAAAGATAGAAGCAGATTTCAACAAGGAAACAGAAGAACTGAACAAGGCATATTCCGAAGCATACCAAGAGAAAATGAAAGAGGAATGTGATATGAAGCCTAGAAAATTCGCTTTTGAAGGATTCGCTAAAATCATTGAACTTATTGGTACTGACGGTGCAATTAAAGTGAAATGGAACTCTCCCGAAGCATTGGAAATACCGAAGGAGGAATTTATCTCGCTTATCGCAACAAATCTTGTCGATGAATAAGCCATTTTCTATATTGCTATTTTTTTTGTTACTGTCGTGTTCTTGTTCACGCAAGCTACTTCCATCTTCGACAAATACAACCATAGTAGACCACAACACGACAGTAACGGAAAGAGTAGTATGGCAATCAAAAATAATAACTCTTCCAACAGAGCACATACAACATACAACATTTGAAGATAGTTCACACTTGGAAACATCATTAGCCGTATCAGACGCTAAAATAATGTCGGATGGCAGGCTTTTTCATAGTTTGAAAAACAAGAAAGACTTTCTACAAGACAGCATCCCATCCTTGGAAAAAGAAACGGTAGTGACGAAAGATTCGATAATAACCGTGGAGAAAATTGTAGAAGTAAAGGTAGAAAAGGAATTGTCTAAATGGCAAAAAATACTAATCAATCTTGGATACATAGGTATCGGTTTCATATTGTTTTCAGGTTACAAAATAGCCCGAAAGTTCGTGTAACTTTCGGGCTTATTTTATTGGGGATTGATAAAATTTATGGAGCGTAATCTTCAACCATATTATAGGTGGTATTTACCCCTGTGGCTCTTGCTGCAATATAATAATCATAAGAAAAATCTCTACTAACATTAAAGGAATACATAGATGATCTATATGTTCCTTTTGCCGGAACCTGTGCAGTAAGTCCTGTAAGTAATGAACCAGCATTTTCTCCAGCTTCTGGAACTGTTCTTGTCCTCATTAACACAAGAACTATACCACGTATAGTAACAGATGACCCACTATTATTTGTTATAATGAAGTTGTATGTAATTTGGTTATTAGAAGAGTTCCATGTACCAAATGCTTCTATTACGTATAGAGATCCAGCTGCATGAATAGTCATTGTTTTTGGTGTTACTGGAATAGGTATGTATATTCCTTGTTTTAATTCATCATCTACTCCTATTTTATTAGATGACAAGAAAAAAGATACTTTCCATTTACCTACATAACCACCTATATTTAATAACCTTATAGATACTGAATCAGTAAACATACTTTCAGATGTTACTAAAAGGTATCTAGTATTTTGTAAAAGTCCTACCCCTGCATACATTTCAGAAAATGGAGTTCCTTGATAGCTTAAATAGGATAGCAAAATGTTATCATCATTATTTGTTGTCTGTTCAAGTTGTATTTCTAGATTATTAGATGTGTCCAAATATACATCTGATGGAACGTTATCTCCAAAAGGAACTATAGCATTATGATTATATCCGTTGAAATCCAATACACGATAAGGTGCTGAATCTCCACCAGTAGGAGCATTATATCCCCAGTCTACACCATCAAAAAGGTCTTTTAGAAATCCGCTATTAAGCGTTCCTGGCGACATGTATCCCACTACACTTAGACCACATAAACCATCATTAGCTTTCCAATAATCAGAACGATAATCTAAGTATGGTTGCCTAACAGGTTTATATTTACTCCATTTATTTATTTTCCCATGCGTATTTGCGCAAGCATATCCCAAATCATAACCATCACTAGTAGGACCAATACCTAGGGTAGGATATACATCACTATCCAATCCGACAGGAGCGGTGATTTTACCGTTAGAGTGACCCATAGACTACACCTCCACATATTTATTGCAGACGATATTGCCGCCCATTGTCAAACTACCCGTCACACGTACATCACCATCAATAATGACAGCTTGTGACAAATCAAACTCTTCTGGTATATCACTACCATCTAAGGCTATTATCTCATAAAGCCCCTCTGTCGGGCTAAAGCCCCTCTGTCGGGCTAAAGCCCCTCTGTGCTCCCTCGCTTCGCTTCGGTCGCACACCAAATTTCCGTTTACAAACAAACTAATCTTCATAAATTTACTTGCGTTCGCTTTTCAGTTAATATACTTTTCCTTGTAGATATCAATCGCAAATACTTGCAATTGATAGATCCTTTGTTTACTTTTGTTCCATCCAATTTCCTAATATCAAAGGAGCCATTACTTCTTCTTCCAAAAATGTAATACAACTCTTTTTGGTATTCAACCAAATCAAACAATCTAAAACCTTTTACTAAGAATGGTGCTTGATTGAGTTTCTTTCTGCCACCTTTCAAGAAATTAGCTTTGTGTATTTGTCTATTTTGGCATCTTACTTTCTTTTGATAGAAATAATATCCAAGAGGTTTGGCAGTAGGATTACCACTGATACACCTTGCATCAACATAATGCTCTTTAGGAAGATTGTTAGTGATACGGGCATTTTTCGTGATATAGCCAAAAGTCATACTTACATTAGGATAGATATTCTTTAGCCTATCATAGAAACCCCATCTCATAATCCCCATAAAGACAGCATCTCTAAATGACTTTCCACGCTTTATATTTAATTTAAACTCACCTCTATGATATGCCTTATGGCAAGTTTCGCAAAGGGTAATCAAGTTGTTTGGGCTATCACCTCCAGTCTTTCTGCTCTCTATGTGATGCACATTCAAAACTTTATCTTTACTCTTACCCTTACAATGTTGGCAAATATGATTATCTCTAAATAGTACGTATTCACGCACATTGAAGAAATCAAGTTGTTCTCCTTGTTGGTATTCACTGCCAGATATACTTGGATTATTAATCTTCTGTATATCAAAGGAAGCCGTTTCAACTACGATATTAGTTATCGGTAGGAACTTATGTATTTTCTCAACAACAGTCAAATGAGTTTGGATTTTGTTTTCAACAGATGGTGCCAGCCAACCTTTACGCTTGGAAGATACCCTATTATTGAAACGAGCCTTGCGATAACGAAGCCTACTCCTACGAGTTCTTCTTTGTTCCCTACGAGTAGATAACTTATCCACAATATCGTTTCTCAATTCCACATCTGCTGCATACATTTCCTTCTCACTTGTTGTTGCTGAAATGCCGATATGCTTGCTACCAGCATCTACACCCAAACTTACGGGCTGCGTATAATCTGTTGTGTCATAATCCAATTGAATTGTGAACGGAATACGGCACACAACATGGGCTAGACTGTTTTTTAACAGCCTTCTAACCTTACCAAACCTTTCGGTTGGCATAAGTGCCTGTCCTTGTTTGTTAATTACGTAAACCATTTTTACTATAAGTCGGATTTCTCCGTTAAATGCTCATCGACAATGTTATGGAGAGGTTTACCGTCAGTAACACTATTCCTACCCCACAGAATTGTTTAATCACTGACCTTAGAGCAAGTGGCTTGAGCAAGCACCCCTTGGTAACTATATATTCTCTCCTAACGTAGCACCCGAAGTGCTTAGTCTAATCAACACCTACAGTTATTTAGCCTGTGGGTAGTTAATGTTTATTGTTTTTTAAATATTTCGCAACACTATCCATTACACACTCAACACACCAACCTAAAAGGTATGCAAAGTGCTCATCCTGCCCATTTTCATATCCCATAGAAATATCACAATACCCAAATACATTACAAACATAATGAACAGATTCATGAGCAACAGTTCTCACCCCTATACCATCGTTGGATAACCAAATAAGTACACCTAAATGGTTTGTACTTTTTTCCCTTACAAAAATAGTCATGCCATTACAGCTCTTAATTTCATCTTTGGATGTATCTATCGGGTCATGATTAAGTTTGGTGAATTTTCTATATATTTTTCCCCATTGATCATCCCCCACTGCAACATACAGTTTAAGGGGATATATTTTAGGATCGTATTTTGTTATCATCGCAAAATGTCTTTTAGTAATATATCGGGATGCTCTTCTTTAGGTTTAGATTCTTTGAATCTATATATAAAGCCACTTGCATCCTTGTTAGCTTCCTTATATAAATCTTCTGTAAGAGAAGCCTTGTACAACTTAACTTTCTCTTCAAAATGATAATCAAGTTTAGGCTGGTCCATTATTACTGCCTGTATATAACTCCATGAATATTTCCATAGCAAAGCCCAGTCCTTGATTATCATCAATCCTCCGAATAGCCTTAAATCTCCTCTGAATTGGGGGAAATCTTTTTGGATAGATCCTCGTGAGCCGATTTTGCATCGAGAGATAATTTCATGGCATCCTTCTTGCTTAATGTCGCTGTCGTATCTATCAAGAACGCTAAACGGATTGTATTTGTAAAAAAATCACTTACATTAGCCCCCTCCACGATGGCTTCTATCAACGGAGTTAGTTCCTTATGGTCATAGTGCCTGCTTAACCACCAAGCGTATATACGTCTTGCAAAAGGAATTATCTCAAAAAACCAATAGTTGTTCAATACTCCTGCCGCTGCAACTTTGTACGGAATAGATGCGTCATTTTTCATAATTGCAATCATTTCCTTTTTTGCTGTATCTGGATTGATAATATCACGTATCAGCAGCTTATCCACAATATAGTCATATGCGCCTAGTCTAAGACCACGCACCTTGAATTTCTTATTGCCAACCATAACCTCTTTGTATTTATGAGTGGCAAACTTCTGCATCTTTATCTGATCATCTAAGTCAGGTTGTTTCCAGTTGAATATTCCCATTTTTAAACTAACTTGAACGGTTTAATCATTAATTTTCCTTTCACATCTACCTTTGATATGTTCTTTGGAGTATTTGTATAAACGAACACCCTTGTATATTTAGACGATACAATATCAAGTTTGGCATCGTCAATCAAAGAAACATGAACTATGCTGTTATCAAGCGCAACAAGACTTACACGGCTGTTATCCTTGACATACATTTCTCCTATACCGAAATTGACAAATGTGACAACACAATCACACGAGCCGTTAAAAATAGACCATTTAGGATTGCTTATGAAAAGGTTGGTATCATCCACGAAAATATTAAACTTCTCCCTAACTCCTGCAAATTCCTTCTTGATTATTTCATTTGACGGGTATCTGTTTAATAGACAAAAATCAATGCCTCTGATATACTTTTCACATAATTCATATTTATCAGGTTCACCCCATCCATTTGTCCACTCTTTACACAGTCCAAGGCTTATAGCCTTTTGCTTCAATTTTTCAGATAATTCCTTATCATTCATTATGTTTCTTTTTATGGCAAAAATACAATAAAAGTTAATACCAATAAAAAAGTAACAGTTAAAAAACAATAAAAGCCGGACAGAAATGCCCGGCTAATTTATAACTCATCTGTATCAACCAATAGAACTTGAATTGTCAAGTTCGAGAACCATCATGGTTTTCAGATACTGAGTATTAACTTCCAATGCTGTTACAGTAACGGAGAAACCAAGGTATCCTGCGTTACTTGGAGCACCTGTGAAGCTGACAGCCCATGATGCCTTCGGGAAGAAGATCATACGGTCACCAGTACCGTTGATAATACCGATAGGACGTACAAACTGCTTGAATGAGCTTGCACCAAACGCTTTCAGTTTCTGAGAAGCTCCCTTGCCGAAAACATCCGCAGTGTCAGTCAAACTATCCAATTCCAACTCAGCCTTTGCTTCATTTCCTTGCGTAAAGAAAGCGAAAGCAGCTTTTGATGTAGACATACCTGTAAAGGTAAATGCCATAGTACCCGGTGTGATATTTTGGAATACGGTAGCACCCTGTTCGTTCTTTGTTTCAGAAGTGTCAGCATCAGTACCAGCAGATTCCGTAGTACCAGACTCAATATTTGGAAGAATCTTCGGATTCCTAAAACTTGAATATTGAGTACTATCGGTGATTTCAATCGCATCAAATGTCAAAGCAGCCGACTGCCCGTTCAAGTAAGCAGGGCTAGTGTCTAAATTTACTCGTGCCATTCTATTTTCTGTATTTAAAAAATTATTACTAATTGATGAAAACGTATCTGCCGATGCGCCTCCACTGTTTTTTCTCACGTTTTTCATGCGGCTAATCCTTTGAAATATCAACATTCAACAGGACGGACATATAATAGAACCCAACCCCGTCAAACATCGGTGGTAAAACATTAAATATCTCGAAATGAAGCTGCACAGTCTTTTGCGGGAACAGTTCTACCATTTTCTCACTCAACGCATCCATGACAGACGGATATACGTTCCCGGGCAATGCCCTTACAAACAGAGTAACCGTAGCCATTGTTTCGCCTTTCCCGAAGTGACCGTAAGGGCCGCTCTCGGTATTGCTGACAATTCTTGTATTGTTGTTTACGACAATAAAACTAGTTACCTTATCATCAACACTTGCAGGACGCTGCACCTTATATACATCGTCAGCAATCTTCTTGTCCAATACAATATTGTACAAGGTGGTATTTATTGTTGAAGGATTAAAGTAGCCCATAACTTCACTTAAAATATTTGTTTAACATATTAGCTGCAATTTTCTTAAAAACCACAGTATATTTCCCTCCTTTTAAATCTGTCTTTGTTTTAAGCCAAGAATCCGTAAGGACATTTAGTAAATGGTAATTCTCTACATACTTTGCATAAAACATGACAGCAGCAACAACTAGTTCATATTTATCTGAGCCATCGGATTTGTAACTGTTGAAGAAATCTTCGGCAAGTTCACGCCCCCAATACTCTACATTGTTACGTTTCCTAGGCTCATTTGCAACTTTCGTTGCATTTGCCCACACAATCTTCTTTAGGACCCCATCTTTGTAAATGCCACATCCATAACTATCTTCAAGATTGAAAGTCTGATTGGTAAATCCCTCCATGTCTTTTATATCATCCATGATATTCGTGGCGATATCTTCCATGAACTGCATGATAGAAGCATCCAAGGCAAGCTGGACATTACTACCAAACTCTTTCAATACTTTATCGTTGTTATTTGCCTGCATTTTTTGTACTTGTTTTTCTTGTTACTGGTTTACTCAGTTTCTCAATCTGCTTTTTTAGCAAATCTCGATCATCTTTAGCGCATTTCAGTTCTGTTTTAATATCATTCAGTTCATTGTAAAGCTCCTGTATCTTCTGATAAGCATTGTGGAGAGATTGCTGATAACTCAAAATTTCCTCTTGCGCCTTCTTCAACTGAGCACCCTGAATAGCAAACCCCTTTTCAAGATTGTCCAAGGTAGAAGAATCAATTTCAGTTTCCATCTTTTCCTTCTTCTGCTTAAACATTAACATTGAAGTTAGAAGGGTTATGCCATTTGTACCCAACAAAGCAAGTATTATTTCCGTCCAATTGATTGTCATAGTATTCTAGTTTTCTATTTGGTTAAAGTATATCACCGTACCAAATTCCATATTGTTAAATGGAGGTTTCTTTATCTCACGCCAACTATTGCTGTTGTCCGAAAACGGATGGTTGAAATTCTGCCAATCCAACAGACACCCGGAAGGTATGGTTACATCGTTATCTTCTAGGTAGGCGGCATATTCGGATTTGTCAACATCATTCGTTTCCGAACCTGTATCCTTTTCCTGTATGTTTGCCCTTCCTTCGTATATCATCTCCCAATACGGGGTGGTCTGATATTTATCCGAACTGTTCTTGTTCTGATAAATTCTCACCATATCAGGAAACATATCCTCACCTAAAATACTCTTTCCCATACTACCATCTTAATCTAGTTATTTCAACATCAGTTCCAACATCCAAATTCAAACCCCATTTGGCGTATAAATCCTTTGCGCGTTGCTCCAATCTTTTCTTGTCATTGATAGAAATAGTCTTGCTTGTGTCGGTAATTGACCAGTTCCCGGCTTTCTTCGTCTTTCCCTGTATCGTTGAAGGGGCAGTGCAAACAATGAGCAACAAGTCAGCATAAGCCAAATCCTTCTTCATCTCAGACGTTTCACGGCTGTCATCAGACAAACGAAATCCCCATTTCTGGGCAACACTGATATATGATGTGTTTTTCAACTCATAGTCAATCTGTGCTTTCAGATATTCACGCATAGACATATAGAAATATGCTTCCACCTTCATGTTACCCTTTGCTGTTATCTGAGGGGTAACTTGAATAGTGAACGGATTATCCGAAACTTTCAGTCTATCTTCCGGCTTCAATGTTTCATTGTCGGCAATAAGCCAGCATCCGAACTCTACACTTTCTTCGGGAATAGCTTGGAGCGTGAGAGTATCTCCAATGAAATACTCCCCTGCGCCCTTTGCTGTGCCTTCGCCATTTATATCAATAATGACCTTCATGGTTCAACCTTTTACAATCCCGTATTTGACCGTTCGTCAACCTTCATAATGATAAGGTTGTTCGGATTCTTCATCACAGGACATGCCCACAACTCACCTGAACTCTTCTCCGCATACGGTTCGGAAGAATACTGATGCAAGAACGCGATACGTCCGCCTTCCAAAGAAGAAATACGTACAGCCGGGTTGGTATCCTGCAAATACATTGACGGTGAGTTCTTGATACGGAAGAACTGACCGCTCTGAACAAGAACAACGGTGTTCTTTTCAAAAGACGGTTTGGCTTCCTCAATCACACCAAGTTTGTTCCATTTTGATTTTTCATCAACAGGAATAATCACAGGAATAGAGAACACCTTCATCAGCACATCAACAATCTCCTGATTGTTCATAGGATAGATTGTAGTAGATGCTGCGGCAGGAACAAGACGAGCCTGTACTGCTGCTGTCACTTTCGGGTGCATCAGGAAGTTGTCATACAAATCCTTGGACATTTCAAAGTGATCGTATGGAACACCGTCATTGTCGGCAATCTTACACATTCTTTGAAGGTCTTTAATAGGATCTGCATTCTCGTTCGGTGTCCAGTCTGTATCGCTAAACCATTTCTGCTTCAACGCTTTCAACTTGTGTTTTGCAGGAACACGATAGTCAATCTGAACAGGGATTGAGTTGGTACCACTAGCTGTATAGTTAAGCATACCTGTAGAAAGAGCCTGATAAGTCATGCAGTTCAACTCAGTATGGAAACCTTGGATACACGCTTCCATCTTTGTGTACCATTTCTCACGGATCTTGTCAAACAATGCGCCTTGCGGAATGTCAAGTTCATAGAACTCCTGAATATCGGTTTCCATAAACTGAATGGCGTGACCCATCTTCGGAATACGGCCAGAATACCATTCAAATCCCGTAGTATCCATGATAGGCTTTTCAGCCAAAGGAGCCAGCATTACAGGACGGGTAGCCTGTGTGTATTCGTCAACCATGACATTCCATGATTTACTCATCTGAGGAACATCCCAATCTCCGTAGCTTCTCCAGTTTTCGTTATCAAATTTCTGATTGGCATAATCCATAAGTTCCTGCATTTCCCCAGAGAAATGCCAATCATAGAAACTAAATGTCGATCTTTGCATAAAACGAAAAATTTAATTAATTATACAATGTGTAACGGAAAACGCAAGGATATGATTCATCATCCTTCATCGCCTTTTTGATTGCTAAAGCTACGGGCGGAATGCGTTTTTCCAAAATCTCACTTGTCACCATCCATGCACCGTTGAAAGGATAGAGAGTGGCACCGGGAATGGTGTCAACATCATAAGGCAGGATAGCATTAGGAATAACCTTGAATTTTGCGCTAGCACCAACCTGTGTAACTTCAACCAAAATATCGGTCAATTCCAATTTACCTGCATCCCCGGACAATGTAAGGATGTCATATTCGTCATGAGACGAATCAATAGCGTTAATGGTAAAACCAGTTGTAGTACCTGCGGCAGTAGTAGGTGCTTTGCCGACAACCATACCAACCTTGGCAACTGTATTACCCATGATTTTTTCAACTTTTACCGTAGCACCAGAATCCGATTTCTCATACATTCTGAATGAATAGTGAATATCACCGCCATCCTGTTTTGAGGAATCGCATTTAATCATAGTGCCAGCCGGAAGTTTGTTCCCAACTGTAGGCATACGTTCTACTGGAACGTTACATCCTACCAACAGTACGTGCAAAGACGTATCATTAGAAAAGATATGTCTTGCGCCACCAATCTTACTATAACTTGTTGCAAGAACTCCTGCTTTCATAATTAAAAAAACTATTTGTTAATTTTACTGTAATATCGGCTGACAATGTTGTTTTCCTTGTTAGCCTTATCTTCTTCTCTCTTTCTATCTATGAATGACTTTACATCGCTAGAACCACCCTTGTCAGAGATGAAAGGATTAATGCCATCCTTTGTGTATTTAGTACACGTTTCATTGTACTTTCCCTGTATTTTCAGAAGAATGCTTGTATCTTCCTCTTCGGGCGAAATCTGAATGTTCTCAAAAATGATGTTGCGCAACAACTCGTTAGGCATACCCGCTTCCGGGCGTTTAATCAAATCAGACAGCTTCTTGCGCTTTTCAGTTACAATCTGCTTCTGCTTTTCCTCCTGCTCTTTAGCTTCAAACTCTTTCTTGAACTTTTCAAACTCTTCAAGTTTAGCCTTGACATCATCGGGCAACTCAAACTGTTTCTGTTCGGATGATTGTTGTTGTTGTTGTTGTTGTTGTGACGAATGTGATTTTTCCCATTCCTTTTTCAAGTTGGATATCTCCTGTTCCTTGATTGTATCCCACTCTTTGCGCTTATCAGACGCAAACGCTCTTACCTGACCTGCCACAGTGTTCTTTAAATGATTCACAACACTTTCATTCCAGAACTTTTCCGCATTTTCCTGCGGTGCGAACGCTGAGAACTCATTAATTGTCTGTTCGATTGTACGATCTGTAATAACGGAGCTACTTTCTCCCAACGCATTCTTGATACCTTCAAAAATGACTTTTACATTTTCATCCATATACTATTTATTTTTTTATGTGATTCATGCACAAGACCTTTGCGCACAGTAAGTACCTCTTACCGATGCAAATGTAGTTAAATTTTGTGTATATACAAAAAAATATTATAAAAAATATTATATTTGCGAATTAATACAAAACGATGGAAGAAATTGACTTAAAATACCGAGGATTAAAGACTAAGGATGTTGTCAAATCGCTGAAACGATATGGCAAAAGGGGAATCATACCATATAAAAGCCTTGATTTCGTCCAAAAATATATAGAGGACAGAAGAAGCAAGGGGTACAAGGTAAATTTGCTTGCCCCACAGAAAGGTTCGCAGGAAGCATTTTTAAGGAACAAGGCAGGAATAAAAATACTGCACGGGAATCGTGGGGGAGGAAAATCCGTATGCCTTGGAATGGATATACTGAGTTCATGCAACCACCCGTCATTCTCCGCGCTCGTTTTCCGTAAGGATAAGACATCCGCAGAAAAAGCGGACGGTATTCTTAAAGTGGTTTCAAAAATGGTTGAACCTTATGGAGAATATATAGACTCTAAACGTCTTTCAAGATTGGATGCAGGTGGAGAAATACGATACGATTATTTCGGAGATGCATGCATATCAGGAGAAAAGGGTATAAATGATTTTAAAGATAGACAACAAGGAGGTAATGTTGTTAAAGTAGTTGTAGACGAATGCTCACAGGCTACAGAACCGATTGTAAACTATCTTCAAACAGTATTGCGTTCCTCCTCTGGACTTAGGACAAGTTTCTCAGGAGCTTGTAATCCAAACCCGTATAGTGACTATTGGAGAGAATTGGTATCATGGTGGGTAGATGATGATGGGATAGCTATACCAGAACGTTCAGGTAAAGTAAGATATTTTTTTCAATATGGAGACACAATACATGAAACAGCATGGGGTGACAGCCCACAGGAAGTATTTGCTCAAGCAAAAGATTATATTATCGCAAGATTCGGTAAAAATACCAAAATTGACGAAACAAACTGTAAAAGATACATCAAGAGTATAACCTTTATAGCTTCCGGGCTGGAAGATAACAAGATACTTATGGCTTCCAATCCAGACTATCAGAAAAACCTTGGAGGAACAGCACAGGAAGTATCCATAAACGCATTAGGTTCATGGAAGCTGATAAAAGGGGGAAACGAGTGGATAACCCGTGACGAAATGGAGGAAATGTTCTCATCACAACCTGTGTTTGACGATTACTTTGAATGTGCGACACTGGATATAGCATACGGTCTTGGTGACGTTTGTGTAATGGGGCACTTCATAGGACATCACTTACAAGACCTAGAATGGTCAAACACATTAAAGCCTAGGGATTTGAACCGATGGGTAAGAAACAATCTACGGAAATGGGGAATCGGTGAAAACAGACTGGCATTTGACGGTCTTGGAGCACCTACATTCCGTGACGCATTCCCCGAAAGCCTGGCAATACTTAGAGGTGTTCCGAAAAGACTAGACAAAAGTAAGGATGATCAGCCTGTAAGATTCTATTTCGATCTAAGGGCACAGCTTGCCGATGAGATGGTAACACGTATAAAAGGAACAAATCTAGGATATTGCGGATTCAGTATAAACCCTGAACTTCTCGACAAACCGTATGTGAACAAAACAATACGGGAAGCACTGATGGACCAGAGAAGAGCAATAAGACGTGACGTGGAAAGGGAAAACGGGAAACTAAGACTGCTGAAAAAACAGGAGGCAAAAAAGATTGTAGGATGCTCACCCGACTTGATAGAAGGAACATTTTTATACAGGACATATTTTGATATATGCGATGTAATGATTGACATACCTAACGATATAATGGATGAATTAAAATATTTATAGGCAATTAAATACTAATTTACACATATTTAACTAAATTGGTTATGTTATAATTTAATTTATAGTTATATTTGCAATATGAAACGAGCGTATAAATATAGACTTAATCCTACTCCTGAGCAGATTGTTTTCTTCAACAAATCTTTCGGGTGTTGTAGGTTTGTATATAACTATATGCTCGGTAAACGTATAGAAGCGTATCAGCGTGACAAGACGAAGATAGGATGGGTTGAACTGGCTAAGATGCTTACAGAACTTAAAAAGGAAGATGGGAAGGAATGGCTTTCGGAAGTATCAAACGAGTGCCTGCAACAATCCATAAGAAATATGGACAGCGCGTTCGTGAAGTTCTTCCGTGAAAAGGCAGGGTTTCCAAATTTCAAGGCGAAGCATTACAGCCGACAGTCATACAAGGCTATAAATTCGGTGTCTGTTGACCTTGATAACAATAAGGCAAGACTTCCAAAGATCGGATGGGTTAAATTCTTTCCGAACAGAAAGTTTGACGGTAAGGTATGTTCTGTCACGGTAAGCAAGACACCAACAGGTAAATATTTCATTTCTGTCCTTGTTGACGATGGAAAGGAAATACCTGTAAAGCCTGCTGTCAGATATGATACGTCTATCGGTATAGATGTCGGTATAAAGGATTTTGCAGTTTGTTCGAACGGTGATGTGTATGCCAATCCCAAATATCTTGAGAAATCGGAAGCAAGGCTAAAGGTGTTGCAAAGAAGATTCTCAAAGACAAAGAAAGGCTCCAACCGAAGAGAACGGGCAAGGAAAATATTGGCAAGACAGTATGAGAAGGTTTCCAACCAACGCAACAATTTCCTGCATCAAGCCACATCAAAGATTGTCCGTGAAAACCAAACGATAATCATTGAGGATTTGAATGTAAAGGGCATGTTGAAAAACCACTGTCTTGCAAAATCTATATCATCCGTTTCATGGAGCGAGTTTTTCCGACAGCTTGAATACAAATGCGAATGGTATGGACGCAACCTTATACGTATCGGACGTTTTGAAGCAAGTTCCAAGACGTGTATATGCGGATACGTTAATAGTGAATTGAAACTCAGTGACCGTGAATGGGTTTGCCCGAAATGCGGAAGGCACAATGATCGTGACATTCTCGCTTCGGTGAACATCAAACGGTTCGGACTAATATCACCCTTGGTAGAAGGGGTTGAGGACGTGGAGTGGTCGGCAGTAGTCGGGGCGGTGAAGCGTCAATATGTACGTGTATAATTACCTGTATATAATTACCTATTTATAATTACCTATGGAAATTTTAAAATTAGACGTTTTATTACGAAAAGAACCTTTCAAAGTGGCACTTCCGTCAAGAGGTGACGATGGGAGAGGTGGAGGAACAAAGAAAAAGCCAAGACGCTCCACTTTGATATACAAATATCTGTCACAGGATGACTTTCTAGCACAATGGGATACATCAGGACACTATATACACAACAGACCCGACTGGAAAGACAGTATACCGTCAGACGAGGATGCCACATCATCGGATGATGAAAGCGCGAATGTAGGTGCTCAGAAAAGAAAAAAGAAATTGGCATCAACTCCCTATGTACTGCAAAGACGAGCATTTCCTCTTCAAAGGATGATACACAAGAAAAGGGTATCACACCTGTGTACCAATCCTCTTAAATTTCAGATAAAGAAAAGCGCGTCAAACCAGCAGAACAGGGATAAGCTGACAACATACAAGGAATACTGGACTGATTCTCTCATGGAAACAGCCAAGTTTGAACTTATAAGCGAAGCCGGAAAGGTAGGGGATGCTGCCATATATATATATAAGGATAAGGACGAGATAAAATACAGGTCTTTCAGCTACTCAAAAGGAGATATACTGTATGAACATAAAAACAGAAGAGGGGAAAGAATAGCTTTCGCAAGGGAATATACAACCACATATATCTCGGCTGATGGAGAAGAGCATACAGACACACTTGTCGATGTATGGACTAAAGATGAGTTTTACACGCTTGATTCCAACGGAGATATAGCAACGGATATTGACGAAAACGGAAATATCATACAACTGCATCAATTCCATAACCTGGGATTTATACCTGTAGTATATCTACGGCTTGAACTTCCATTTTGGGGGGCAGTACAGGACTTGATAGACGATTTCGAGTTCTTAATGTCAATGATAGGAGAATACAACACACGACAGGCATTCCAAATGCTACTTATCAAGACTAACGGAAGAATAAACATTCAAAGAAACGGATTGGGAGGAACTTCCATTTTACGTGTAGGAGCAGAAGATGATGCACAGTTCATGGGTAAGATGGACGCTTCAAACTCACTGTTCACCGAAATAGATAACATATACAACGGGATACTTGACGGAAGCGGTGTTGTTCCGCCAATGCAATCATCATCAGGTGACAGACCTACTGGAACAACGGCAATGTATTACGAGCCGGAAATGGAATGGGCGAGAAGTGATGCACAAATGATGAATACAGCCATAAATGACATGGCCAATATATTCAAATACTATGTAGGAGTAATGGAAGGTGACGCAACAGGTTATAACGCTCTAAGAATAAACGCTACTATAGAGCCATACTCGTACATAGATTTCTCTGAATGGAACAACACAATCGTTCAGCTTGTAAACGCCCGAATAATATCATTGCAGACAGCAAGAGAGGAATGCGATTTCGCTGCAAATAATGAAGATGATAGAATGGACGAACAAGACAGAAGATTAAACGATATGGAAGCTAGGGTGATAGAAGAAAACAATGAAAACAACGAAAACAACGATAACAACGATAACAGCTAAACTATGGGAAAATTTACAAATTTACTAAGAAAAATAAGAAGGGCATTAGACTATATTTGCCTTAACAATTTGAGAGTTGACGGAATGGAACATCTCATTGCAGGAATACTTGTAGTAAGCATGGCGCAATGGTTTTTCTCCGTATGGACAGCAATAGCACTAACCTTGTTTATTCTTGTGGGAAAAGAAATAATATACGATAAGTGGCTTAGACAAGGAGTGCCCGAATGGAGAGATGTATTCTGGGGAGCAGTAGGTATGGTGCTTGGATTAATTTAAAAAAAATCACACCACAAAGTTTTTATATATCAAAAATTATTATTTACTTTGTGGTGCCAAACAATAGTAAAGTATTCTTTCTCCGTAGAGCACGGTTATAGCTCACTATATTAGCTTGGCTTTTTTTTATGCCCAATCGCTTGTATGAAAATACACGGCTGTCTTTCCTGCGTAATATTTCCTCTTCGGAGAAAATCTTACTATTGTTTGGCGACACGGGAAATGGCAGCCGTTTTTCTGTCTATAATTATAATGCCAAACAATAGTAAGTATGGAAAGTTTAATTCCAAATCAAAAAGGTATGACCTCCCTTGAAATAGCAGAGGTCACGGGTAAACAACATGCCCATGTTATGCGTGATATTCGCAATCTATTATCGCAAGGTGTAGCCGAATCCAATTTTGGATTGGGCTCATACACAGACGCTAACGGTCAAGAAAGACCTCTATTTAATCTAACTCCGAAAGGTTGTCTTATTCTCGCTTCGGGCTACGATGCAGTGCTACGTGAAAAAATCATAGACCGTCTTGAATATCTCGAAAATGAGAAAAAGGCTATCCAAACTCCGCAAACCTATCTTGAAGCCTTGGAGGCTTTGGTAGCTTCTGAAAAGGAGAAAGAACGGTTGCGCATTGAATCGGAGCAACAGAAAAAGCAAATCGAACAAAAAGATGCCAAGATTGCCAAAATTCAGCCCAAAGCGGACTTCGCCGACAAAGCCTTTGCAATGGAAGGCAAGTGCGATATAGGACAGGCTGCCAAGATACTCGGCTTACCATTCGGACGAAATACCTTGTTCAAGAAGCTTCGTGAAGCAGGAGTATTCTTTGCTAACAGGAATGAGCCAAAACAGAAATATATTGATGCTGGGTATTTCGAGATGAAAGAAAAACCTATTCCAAGAGAGAATCACCCAGGTTTTGTTGTGATGGTTGTTCTATGTACACAGAAAGGTCTTGCATATATCAATCATCTTTTTGGAGGAAAACCGTCTGATGGAAAATTAGCGAGAATAGTATAGCACTATACATCTGTTATTACTATAAAGCAAGGAGCGACAAAAATATCGCTCCTATATTTCCTTTAACATATGATTGATCACTTTATCGTAACCCAAACCTGTTCGCCACGCTTTATCGCATCGTCAATCAACTTGTTCAACTTGTCAGAAGTATAGCGTGATTCGGTAAGTCTGCCTTTTGATGTATTGTTACCTACAAGGATACATCCGGCAGAATCCTTTGCTGTATTCCCAGCGTGAAAAAGAATACCCTCAAAATGAGGAACATTCAACAGTCTTGGCATATTACGCCCGAATTTTGGGGACCAGTTGTATATAACCTGGTATCTTCCATAAGGAATAGCAGATTCAGCATAAACCTTCTTCTCGTTTCCATCAAACACTCCATTCTTATTCACGTCAACAACACGATCTTCAAGCGTATTACTGAAAAACTCACCATCAATATACAAACGCCCTATAGTATAATCAGACTTACACCATTTTCTTTCTACTAATAGTTCCATGATTTTTTTTATTTATTGATACATTGCAAATATACAAAAAAGTATTATATTTGCAATGTAATAATTAAGCTAGTTGATATTTAGATGGGAATTAAGGAACAAATTTACACCATTATAAAGTATTCGGTAATTCATTTATGATAGCCGATAGTGGGCGTTGGTATCGCCCCGAACGGATTAACGTTCTAAAATGTGTGTGAAAATGTACATTAATACCATACCATATTTTCTGTTACTTTGCACTATCTAAATGAAACCATTACGATGTTTTTAATTTGGCAGCAGGCAGATGTGAATCTTCACTGTTGCCTTTTTTGTTACATTACATATAAACATACAATGACACCCAATGAAATAAAACAATTTGTATGGTAAATTAAAGTCTAATACATACCTTTGCACTATGGACAACGAAAGAGAAATATTATCGAAACTTGACGCTATCATACAGAACCAAAAGGTTTTGTATGAGAATCAAATTGTCATATTTCAAACTCTAGCATCAATCGGACAAAAGGTTTACAGCCAAAGCGATTTCAAGAGTTTTATGATAAATATGGTAGCAAACGGAATAACAGAAAGAGTAGAAGCCAATGATCAACAAAGAAGAAATATCTAAGATTGCAGACTATTACTTCCAAGTAAAAAGACTTGCAAACGGTATAAAATCGTCAACCAGAGAGCGTGCAAAAAAGTTCTCTAAAGATCTTCTAGCCGTATTCCTTTTGGCAGGGGCTAAATCGTTCAAGTCAATATCAAAACTCCCGTATAGCCAAAAAGAAAAAGTGCTGGAACTGACCAAAGAGTTCCGTGAGGATATATATAACGACATATACCAATATGTATTGGAAAGCAATAAGCTGTCACTCGAACTAAACGATGATCTTGGATGGGAGTATATTTCAATGACGGATAACGGCATTAAGGAATATATGGAAAGGACATACGGTGGAGAAACAACAAAGCAGAGAATAAACACAAACACAAACAGATTTCGCGCTGTTGTTGAAGTATATCTTGCCAATACATTACTGTCAATAAAAACGAACAATATAGAAAAAATAACAGATGAGGTTCAAAAGAAGATATGGAATAACATATCATCACCATATAACGTATCATTTATTCCGCCAAGCAAACAGAAACACTACGGTAGAGGATATGCTACAAACGGTATAAGCCAGTTGTATGTTATAGAACAACAGATGATTCTAGGTATTTTCAATGAAGCAAATTACAACTCATGGAAAAACATTCCAAATTTCAAGGGATGGAGGACAGCAGTAACGTCTAAAAATCCATGCCAGTTCTGCATTGACGAGCAATATAGAATACACACAGACAGACCTAAGCTGCCGTTCCATGCCCATTGCTTGTGTATATTATATCCAGTATTCAATACATAATAACTTGATAATCAACATACCATTGAGTAACATTACCATAAGACGGTGGATTACCAGCATCAACCACATCATTACGAGTAAATGATTTAGGAATATTTGTGCACGAAGGCATCAATATATTACCTGACCATTGACCTGTATAAGATCCATCTTTCGCTCTCCATCTATATCTAGCGTATGGTCTGCCGGATGAAGCAACGTAATCACTAGAAGTGTTATTTGTAATGTTTAATCTGCATTTAGAAGAAGTAGACCCATTTGTCAACTGTCCGTAAACAGAGAATCCAGAAGCGTTGGCTGTTGTATCTCCAAGTGTAATAGAAAGACTTTGAGTAACCACTATCGGCTTACGAATAAATCCGTCAGATGTAGTAGGAATTAAGCATAATACATTTCCACTGTAATCACAAAAATAACCCTTAATATAAATATATGTATCCCCCATAGATATGAGATTATTGCGATTAAGGGTAATTGAAATTTTTCCTGTACTATCAATACTACTTACAACGAAAACTCCAGAATCCACCAACTTCTTTAATTGATTATATACTTCCACCTTTATCTTCATATTAGACCAAGTAAATCCCCCAAGTATTTTACCCCAATTATACCTAGAATCAGCCCAATATGGTGAAATTGTAAGTACAAACGTTGTCTTTGTAGCATCTACAGGATTAGTTAGAATATCTTTATCTATTGTAAGAGGTTTAGCCCCATGATCGTATCCATCAAAATCAGTAAGCCTATACCATGTTTTAGGTCTATCATATACTAATTTCTTATTTACAGAATCATAAATTATACCAGGTAAACTAGCGTTGTCAAATGAAGGGCTAGACGCTTCTTTGGGTTTTATATAACTCCACATATTAATTTTTTCGCTAAGACAAGCATACCCTAAATCATAACCGTTACTAGTAGGACCAATACCTAAGGTAGGATATACATCACTATCCAATCCGACAGGTGCAGTGATTTTACCGTTAGAGTGACCCATAATCACCCCCTTCCTCTATAACGGTAAAAGAACCTTTACAAACAACAATGCCATTACAACTGATACTACGACAATGAATATCGCCATCAATTATAACAGCATCAGAAATGTCATAATCACTAGGAAGTTCCCCACCACATAGTGTTATAACTTCGACTGCCCCTGTGCAGCTAGACTGCCCCTGTGCAGCTAGACTGCCCCTGTGCAGCTAGACTGCCCCTGTGCAGCTAGACTGCCCCTGTGCTCCCTCGCTTTGCTTCGGTCGCACACCAAATTTCCGTTTACAAACAAATCAATTTTCATCTAACTCACGTATTAAATCATTAACATATTTCACACAGGAATCAAACTCGTCATATCCATCCAAAATCATAGCACCCACAGTTATATGAAGTTTGTCTATAACTTCTTTTTTGAGCAGCACAGCATTCGCCTTGCTTGTATCAGACTTTTCTATCACCGTTATTGCGGAATCAATAATCCTAGTGACTTCGGATGGCGGCATCATGGGAATATCAGCACCTTTCCGCCAAGATTGATATTCTCTCAACTTTTTAAGAAGTTCTTTTTTTCTCATACGTTTAGTAAATAAGGGGTGGCTATAGCATAAATGGAAAGGACTATACCACCCCTACCCCTTTTAAATTTATGCGTAAATTTAAAATACAAACAACAGTCCATAAGACAAATGTTGTTTTAATGATCTTTTATGGTACAAATATAATAATTATTGTGAATTAAACAACAATCTCCCAATCATCGGCAAACACATCGCTAATAGACGGAACCCATGAATCAGCACGCCCGGTGTTCTCATTGTAAATAAGACACTGGCTTGTATAGTCAATGAATCCTTTGCCTTTCAGAATAAGGTCTTTTGCCGATTGGGGAAGAGATTGCATCTTTGGAATAATGTCGCTTTCTATATGAGCCGGGATTTGCTTAATGACAAACATTTTTGGAAGGACATCTTGTGGAAAATTTAACCTAGCATATACGCCATATTCTGCATAAGAAGCCTTGTCGTATGCCTTAGCGGCTTCTTCCTCACTTTCAAAACGCCCCAAATGTTTAGTTTTACCGTTTATTTGTATAGAGGAAATCCATTTACTCCTACTTGTATCAAATGACACACCTTTATACTTGCTTGTTGAGCCACTCTTTGATGAGCTATTTGCAATATTTTCTCTTGGGGAAACAAAACGTAGATTACATAATCTATTATCCAATTTATTACCATTAATATGGTCTACAATACGTCCTTCTGGAATTTTATCAAATAAAAAATTCTGCAATCTATAAGGGCGTTTGTTACCATTTATTTCAAATGAAGAAACGGCATATCCCTTTAAGTCTTTCATCCACGTGTGCTTAGAAACTTTCTCGTAAAAGACACCATCTGTTACAGCAACACTTCCATCGTTAAGTAGAATATAAGTCAAGTCAAATTCTTCATTATATTCAACTCTTTCAAAAGGTGTGTACTTTGGATATTCTTCAATATGTGGAGGAAGATAATCTCTGTTCCAGCCCTTTCTACGAATTGGAAAACCTGCTTTGAGAGCCATAATAGCCATACCAAAATTCATCTTTATTACTTTTGCACCATCAGAACCTTGCATACGCTGTATGCGAGTATCAAGAAGCCGTATATAGTCGAACATAGTACAACACTGCATTTCCAGTAAACACTTGTTGTACATATCATTAACGACTTCATCCATTTTCCCTGAATCTATGAAAGCGGCTAACTTTACATATCTTTCATTGACTTCTTCGGCTTCTATCTGCATACGGTCAACTGGTGTTTCTGCAATCTTATATGCCTTTTCAAACACATCTTTAGGCGACCAACTCTCGTAGCCGTCTTCGTATACCACCTTGTATCCTTCTTCCACTTGTTCCATAGTTCTTGGAATAGCATCAGTGGGCAGATAGACCTTACCACCCTTGCGAATTGCAGGTGTAGCCTGAACTAACTTTGTTCCAATGTACTTTTTCATTTCAATATATTCCTTTACTTTCTTCGGAGTAGCACTAGTTATATTATCTAATTCTATTCCAAAATTTATACAATCATTTAATATTAATTCGGGAGTTGCTTCATGGATAAATTCTTCCATAAGATTTATTGCTGATTTTTTCATATTTGTCATGATACAACCCCATCCATAAGTATTTCAAATACATCCCTTTCTATCTTTGCTACAACGCTCTCATCAAATTTGTCCTCATCAATGCTTTTTATGTAGTCAACCAAAGAATGAATCTTCCTGTTAACATGAATCATAGTAGAACGAACATCATCAATCATCACGCTGTTTGAAGCCTTATCCATCTCCTTGTCTGCAAAAGTTCTTTCATGTATAGTTCCATCTTCCTCAATTTTGTATGAAGGAATTTTGAAGAACTCACAGATATCAAAACGACTAAAAAGACTAACTGCATTCATCATGCTTGTAATATCATCATCAGAGCAATCCAAGACGATATCCCTATAATCTTCACAAACCAAACAACTTTTAAAAGAAAAATATGGAATATCATCCTCCGAATCAAAAAGCCATGTTTCTTTATACTCGTTTGCTTTCATCTCAACAAACCTAGAATGATCAGGTATTAATGTATATTTTTACACACATTTTAGAACGTTAATTCGTTCGGGACGATACCAACGCCCACTATCAGCTATCATAAATGAATCACCGAATACTTTTCTACCTATATTAAGCGCCCCATTCACATCGGCAT